TATTTTCATAAAGTATTTTCATTATTTTTTTCATTAAATTTTTTAAAACTAGATTTTCCCATAAGAATAAAATTATTATCTTTTAAATTTTCATCTTTTTCCACAAGTTTAGCAGATGATCTTTTTTTAGGCGCTCTATGATCGTAACCAGTAATTCGTTCCTTTTCAATAGTATTCCAAATTTCTTGAAGTGTACCAACATTATCTTTAAACCATATACGATTTCTTAAAACTAAAACACAGCTAAATTCTTCTACTTTCCAATAAATATTTTTAACCCACGTTATTTCCAATAAAGATTGTTCATATATTTTATATTGAGACCATAAATCAAATATTTCCATAGTCATATTTAATGGTTTGTGAATATAAATAGGTTTTCCATCTTTTGAAAAATACATAATAACTCCTTTTGATAGTTCAAGATCTAGAACGGAAATTGTATCTATATCTGTATATTCATCTTCAATAAATTCTTTTTCGGATGGATATTCAACAAATTTAGTCTCTAAGAAATCACATTCATCTAAATCACAAGTTTCCATTTGAAGTTGCATTTGTATCCAATATTCTTTTTTAGGGATGCTATCTATTTCACGACTCACTACATTTTTAATTTCCAACATTCTACCAAATCGTTCATTAATGATTCCGTCAGAATTTAAAGGATTTATATTTATTCCATCTGGTGATGCTCCTATGAACGAATATTTTGAATGTTGAATACATCCATAATCTCCTATTTTAGTATTATATTGTTTTTCGTATAATAGTACAGAAAGAGGTTCATATTTCTGACCCCAATGCAACGATGAATCTACATTCACTACACTTACACATTTAGAAATTGTGTATCCAAAGGCTTCACTCTCCTTAGCAACGTCATTTGGATCAACTTTTCGAAAGGTTGAACATTTTTCATAAATAAGAGAGTTCTGTAAAGACTGACTTTCAAATGCTTTATAAGCATTACTTGCTGTAATTAAATTATTACGAAATTTATACCATTCTGGAGTGCGTTGTTCTGGCTGAATAATATTATTCAAATAATTTATTTTATCTTGAATTATTTTATTATTAATGGGTTTATTGGGTCTAGTAAATGTTGTTGAATACGATCGTTTTGGAATTATTTGCATATAAAATATTTCTGATGCTATTCCAATAAGTTCAATAATATCTTCATCTAATTCATCAACATCATTACCATCATCATATTTTTTTAGTATTTGTTTTTTTTCAATTAATGTTTCACTCATTAAAATTTTAATTTCATCGATCATGTCTTCGTGAAAATCTGGGTTTGATATTGCAGTTGGAAATTCATTAATATAATCGGTCATTAATTGGATACTTGTTTCAACGATTTCACATTCATTTTGAATTGTTAATGTATCTTTATTAAGATCTTCATCATTAAGATCTTCATTATTATTATCTTCATCTTCATAGTAAAGCATTATAATTATATTCATATAATTATATTTATATCATTATAATTATATCAATTTTTTATATAGCTATCGAGTTAATATTTTTAATGGTTGAAGCATTTGTCTTTTTGGTAGGTGGTAAACTTTTTAATGTGTTTACTCGTTTTTCTATATTTTTCAAAGTAAAATGTTTGGAAGTTTTAATAAATGTTAAAGAAGGAATTTCTTTGATTTCTCCTGTTAATTTATCATAATCAACATCTTTAACTCTTTGTAATTTTTTCCTATCCAAACAATCATTTAAAAAAGTAACTAATAATATATTTTCTTCATCGTCATAATTATTTTCCTTTGTAAATCTTTCAGCAAAAGTTTTCATTTTTTTAATTTTAGTAGTTTTATCTAATTTACCCCACGTTTCATTTTGATTTGTTGTTTTATTATCTTCCAAAAATTTATCCAAATTTGCCAAGTCATTATTTGATTTTTTAGCTTCTGGTAAAACATTACCACTTAAAAGCATAGTCTTATATTTAATATTCTTCAATTCAATACATTCTTCAATTTTTTCAACCTTTTCAACCTTTTCAACCTTTAAGAAAGGTTGATCCAAACAGCTTCGCTCTACTTCCGAGTCTGGTTCTGTTTCTTTTTCGATATGTTCCATATATATAGTTATATAAATTTAAGTTTAAACCCTTTTTATTATATAACTATATATGGATCCCATTAAAGATAATGCTGAAAAATCAGACTCGGAATTAGAGCGAAGCTGTTTGGATCAACCTTTTGAAAGGTTGAAAAAAATAACAATTGAAGGAACTAATAATCGTTATCAAGTTAAAAAATCTATGAAAATAACAATCGAACCTACAAAATTAAAAATACAACCAACAGTTGAATCTAAAATAAATGGATATAAACAACAAGATATTAAAAAAAAAATATTTGATTGTGAAAATTTTGTAACGATTGAATATGTTAAAGATTTATTTAAAATAACAAATAATATTTGTTATTATTGTAAAGAAACAGTAATATTAGATTATAATATAGCGAGAGAAATGAAACAATGGTCTTTAGATAGAATTAATAACGATAAAGGTCATAATATAGATAATGTAATTATTGCTTGTTTAGAATGCAATTTAAAAAGAAGAAGAAGAAATATGGATGATTTTTATAATATAAAAAATATGAATATTATTCGGTTAGATTAGGATTAAAATTTTAAATCATTACACATAATTAATAANGGAAANTGAAATGAAAACNGCTTCAACAATATAATAAATAAGTAATATAAGTAATATATAAGTATTTAAAAACTAATTATTAGTAGTATTATTATTACTACTATTATGTCAAATGTAAGCTATACTTCCAGAACAGACTTATTATTAAAAAATCTATTAGATTATTATAAAAATGAAACAAACTTAAATAAAATGTTGAAAATTATCACAGGAGAATCTAAAATATCATTACGAATCGTCGATTGGTTCGCAACTAATTATGCTAAAAAGTATTTTACACTTTATAATGTTTCTAATGAAAATGGAGACCTAGTTAAAAGGTTTAAGGTTTATAACGATTATAAATTAAAATTGAAAGCATATTCGAAATTTTTTTTCGATCCTTTTTGTAGATGGAGTCGAATTTCCATACCTTATAAAGAAAATTCGTATATTGAGACCACTATCGGACAACTCAATTTTTTCAAATGGACTATCGATAATAAAATGTTGGAATATATCGAAGAACATTTTGATGATATTGAACTGGATATGAACTCAAGAAATTCCACAAGTAAAAAGAAGGAATTATCTATTGATAACAAGAGCACCAGAAAGAAGAGAGAAGAATTGTCTATATCCGCTAGTAAATCAATCAAGAAAGAAAATGTTGAGATCATATTAAGCTTTAATTAGATACTTATTTTTCATTAAATATATAATTAAGCAAAGATACTTAAAGAGAATACATTATATACATATATAACCTGTATGGAACAGTTAAATATCGTTGAACTTATTGAGAATAATCCGATCACAAAGCTTACAAACACATATAATATTAAATTATTGGATAAAATTAAATCAAGATTTACTGATTTTGAATCACATTTATTCGTAAGTAGTTTTTATTGTTATTTAAATTATGATAGAACAAAAGATTTTGTTATTGATTTAGATGAAGTATGGAAATGGTTAGGGTTTAGTTCAAAATTTAATACTAATGTTGTTTTAGAAAGACATTTTATTATTGATATAGACTATAAAATTACCGCTCCTGCGATCGCAGGAGCGGTTTTAAATGAAAAAAAGAATGGGGGACAAAATATAAAAAAAATAATGTTAAATATCAGATGTTTTAAGTCTCTATGTTTAAAATCCCAAACAAAAAAAGCATCACAGATTCACGATTATTATATAAATTTAGAAGAGATTATTCAAGAAGTTGTAGATGAAGAAAGTAGCGAATTGAAATTACAATTACAACAAAAAGACAATAAAATATTAGAAATAAAAGAAGTAACTGAAAAAGAAAAATATGAATTATTAGAAAAAACAATTTTATTACAATTTCCAGTAAATACTGAATGTATTTATATTGGAAAAATAGATGATAAAACACTTGGAAAACCAAATAGTAAAATGTATCACGAATCTCTTATTAAGTTCGGACAATCTAATGAATTAATTCATCGTATAAAAGACCACAAGAAAAATTATACTAATTTTAAATTAATAGCCGCATTTAAAGTAAATAATAAGATAGAAATTGAGAATTCAATTAAACGACATCCAATTTTGAAAGAAAGAATACGTTCATTAGAATTACCAAGCGGTAATTACAAAGAATTATTAGCATTAGATGATGAAGATTATACATTAGAAAAAATAATTGAATTAATTGAAAGTGTTATAAGAGATAGACAGTATAATGTAGAAAATTATAATTTAATGATTGAACAAAATTATGAATTAGAAAATGAAGTAAGAAGATTAGTTAAAGAAAATAAATTTTTAATTGATAAAAAAGAAGAATTGGAATTAAAATTACAAAATATTAAACCAGATAATTTAACATTTATGAAATATAAACCACAAGAACAACATATGCATAATAATAATGGATATTTTTTATATGCTTTTGAATATGAAGAACATAAATATAAATGTTCTCTTGTCAAACCTAAAGATTTTGAACAAGTTACAACAAATTTAAAAATGGTTTATCCAACTGGTAAAATGGTTTATAATAATAAAGTTTTTTATTCGTTTTCAGAAAAAATTATGCAGGTGTTAATGAAAAAAATATTAGTAACTCATAGTATAAATAATTATAGCGGTTCATTTGAAAATATAAAAAATATTATAGATGTTACCGTAAAATTAGAAAAAACAATATTTGATAACTGTAATGATTTGTCAAAATTAACGGATATATTAGACGGTAATATTTCTCAAAATCAAAAAATAGAAAATCCAGAAGTTCCTATACAACGAAAAGCTAAAAGAGCTATAGATCAAATAAATATAGTTACAGATAAAGTTATACAATCATATGAAAGTATAGAAGCCGCTGGAAGATCAATTGGATGTACTGGTTCTGCAATTGGTATCGCACTTCGTAATAAAACTATATCACAAGGATTTCTCTGGAGATATGCTGGTATATCAAAAGAAGAACAATTTTTAGATCAACCTGTTATAAAATATAATTGTAAAACAGGAGAACAAAAAAAATTTAATAATATAGCCGATGCAGCAAAAGATTCTGATATATCCGCTCCTGGTTTGAGAAATAGAATCTTAACACACGTTCATTATAATGATTTCCATTGGGAATTTGATAAAAATTCAACGCATTATAAATAAAGTATTATTTGGTTATGATAATATATAAAAAAATTGAAATACTTTAATTAGTATATAAATATATTATACTAATTAACAAGAATGGATAGACGCATATCAAACGAAATCAAATCATTAATAAATAAATATCCTGATATAGGGGATATTAATGTTTGTCATACAAAAGATAGTCAAACTGTTAAATTTCAAAATAAAACCTTCATTTTATTAAAAGATTATCCATTTATAGCGCCAAAAGTATTAATAGATGACAAACCATATAACTCGTTTCTAAAAACATATTCCATAAGAGTTTTAAGACTTCTATACAAAAACAATAGGGATTGTCTTTGTTGTTCTACGATATTGTGTAATAATTGGAGTCCAGCTCATTCAATTGATACGGTATTAATAGAAATCGGTATTATAAATATGTTGAAAAGACGTATTAAATATCAAATATTTTTAGAAGAAATTAATTGTCCTGGATATATTTCATATAATATACTATCCTATTTATAGGTGTCACATACCTAAAGATTTTAATCTCTCTTCCATATTATATATAGTCATTAATTTCCTACTAATAATGTATGCTCTAAATTCTCTATTACATTTTTTATTACAACAAATACGAAATGTTTCATCATCAAACAAAATATTATTAGACTTTGAATAATTACAATACGGACAACGGAGAGAAAATTTAACCTTTAAATTATAATAATTATAATATTTATTTTTTTCAGAAGTTACCGGATCTTGATATTGGTCTTGATATTTATTTAATTTTAATTCTAGTTTCATTCCTAATAAATAAAATATAGAAAATATTTAAATAGTATAAATTAAAATAGTATAAATTAAAATAGTATAAATTAAAATAGTATAAATTAAAATAGTATAAATTAAAATAGTATAAATATATATTATTTATACTATTTATTAAATGAATTATTTATTTTTTACAACATGTTCGTTTCATCCTTCGTGATATTTTTTTAGAGGTGCCTTTACTCCAACACCAAAACCCCTTTTTAGGATTTATACAACATTTTTCTTTTTTGCCATTTACTAAACGACAAGTTTTATTTTTCCGCATTTGATATATAAAAATATATTTATAAAAAAATTGAAGTAAATTAAATAAAGTATTTAAACATTACTCTTGTTGTCATAATGTTTAACGTCTCATTTATTACTTTATTGGTTATTATCATTATTATTCGTATGGTAGAACCGCGAATGATGATGTCGAGTTCAAGTAGAGGTAGAAGAAATCGTCGGACTACCTATATTCAACAATATAATAGATATAATGAGCTGGTTTCTGTTTATGAAAATTTGTGTGGAAAAGGTATGTATCCGATAGAATTTACATCACATATTTTAAATTGTGATGATATAGCACAATTTAACAAAGATGCAAACATACGCAGAATACAAAAAATAGAAGCAACCGATGGATTAGCAAAAAATATAATATTGTTAATAATTGGTACATTATCATTCTTTATCGGTATGTGGTTTTGGCATTTATAAATTACAATAACAAATCCATATAAATCCATATAAACCCAAACACTTTTACTAATTCAATTGATAGAAATATATTAACTAGTTTTCATCATCGTCATCATCATCACTATCATAATTTTTTACATAACGAACCGAACAACGGCATAAAGGACATACTTTATTTTTCAACTGTATCCAACAAGGAAAACAAAGCGTATGTCCGCAAGGTGTTTTCGTTTCTGTTTCTTGTGATAAACATACACAACACGTTTCTAATTTTGGAGTTTCTATAAATTTTGCAAAACAATTTATTTCAGCAATTCTGATATCTGATGTTATTTTATATATAAATTTTCCACTCACTTTATCAAATATAAGTTCTTCAAGTAAAACATAATAAATATCTTGTAAAAATTCAGCCAAATTATTAATAGTAAATGTAAAATCTTTATATTTATTTTGATAACAACAGTCAAATACAGAAGAACAATTGAAATAACTATAATGAACTTCTTCGTGATCTGTATCATCTGCATGATTAACCAATTGTCTATCTTTTATGTCAATATCCCAAAATTGGTCGTCATTAATTATAATATTCATTATACAAGGAAATCCATCAATTATAACATTTATAGTATGTTTTAATACATTTGAATTACTTACAATTATAATTTTTTTAGTTAATTGAATTGACAATTCTATAAAACACTCCTGCAATACTATGTTTAAATTATTTTTATAACCAAATATAAATGACTTTTTAGGTAATTCTTCCATTTGTCCGTCTCCTAGCTCTTCTTCTTCCATTTGTCCGTCTTCTATATCACAAGCTAAGCGAGACAATTGATACATCTCATTAGTTACGGTAGATTCATCCATTTTGATAATAATACATAATACATAATACATAATTATAATTTAAAATCAATTTTTTTTATATTCTTTTAGTAGCGTATTTTTTGGATCATCATTTTCTCTCTATTATGAAAGATAATGGGAAATTTTCAATCAAATATTCAAAAAATAAATTTTGAAGATATGCAATCTGTCTGTAAAAATACTGAAATATATTTATTGATAAATACTTTGCCAGATTTCGAACAAAAATGTTTAATTAAAGGAACTATTAATGCCACTCAAGAAGAAGGATTAATCACTAAACATTTAACTAAAAATAAAAATATACAGATTATCGTTTATGGAAGAAATTGTAATGATGAAACTGTATTTAAAAAATACCAACAATTAAAGAGTCTAGGATTTCTAAATATATTTATTTATACCGGCGGAATGTTCGAATGGTTAATGTTGCAGGATATTTATGGATTTGAAGATTTTCCTACAACAATAAAAGAACTAGACTTTATAAAATATAATTGTAAGCCGATGTTGAATGTTAGATTATTAGGAGTATAAAATATCCACATTTAATAAATTAAAAATAATTTAATTTTAATTTATTTTTTATTTCTAAACTGATAAACGCGAACTGAATTATCATTTTTATCAAATATTACATTATAAGCATAATGGCTATAATAACTTTTACTTAAGAATAAATTTATATCTTTTTTTTTAAATTCGTTTTCTAATACATTTAAATTAGAACAATTTATCGGGTAAAATAAAAATTGATTTGTTGATGCAAATAAAAAAGAATTTTTGGATACTTTTCCATCATATTCTATACATTTTTTTAAATTATTTACAAGATCGTTACAAATCAACTCATTATCTTTATTATAATTATCATACATATCCATATTCATATCCATTTATAATAATTCTATATAATTATATTTATATCATTATTTATATCATTATGCCCGAATTAATTGTTAAATGTCCAAATTGTAATGAAATTATTATTATAGAACAATTAAATTGTTGTATTTTTAGACACGCAATTATGAAAAATACAGGAATACAAATTGATCCACACTCATCTAAAGAGGTTTGTGATAAATTATTAAACGACAAACTTATTTTTGGTTGTGGAAATCCATTTAAAATAATTATTAATGGAGAGAAAATAACTGTAGAAAAATGTGGATATATCTAATTCAACCTTCTCAACCTTTAAAAAAGGTTGATCCAAACAACTTCGTTCTTTTGCAGTTGCTAAATTCAAATACTTATTCGTATGTCTTCTCTCCGTGAATATATTTGAAGAGTATAAATTTATTAAGAATAATATTTTATAAATATAATTCTTGGAAGAAATAGTGTCTTGGATTAGATTCACGGAGAGAAGACATACGAATAAGTATTTGAATTTAGCAACTGCAAAAGAACGAAGTTGTTTGGCTCCACTTTTTTGAAAAGTGGAGTTTGGATCAACCTTTTTTAAAGGTTGAGAAGGTTGAGAAGGTTGAGTATTTTTTACGGTCTTCACTATAACACATCAGCCATAAATTATTGTAACAATCTACCATACTCAGTTTAACAACATTATCAAATATAGTACTTGTTTTTACTACTTCTTCGTGATACTCTTGTAAATGATAACCCGGTATTTTTGAATTCATATGGTGTACGTGATGATATTCAACTCCCATAAAAAAGTATTTAGAATAGTATGGAAATTGTATAAATGAACTGCCTATTATACCACTATCTTTCATACTCCATTTATTATTTTCTACTACATACGATGGATTAAACGTATGTTGATTATGAAATATTATAAATTCGTTAATATTGCTTATCCAAAGAGATAATATATAATAATTTAATAATTCGTATTTTTTCAAATAATAATATAATACAAATATTCCAATATTATTTATAGCATGGTTTATAATAATATATCCCAAAGAACCTCTTATTTTATATCCATAATATAACTTCTTTGTTATATACATAAAGCGTTGTAAAATGGAAAAATAAACAAATGGAAAAAGAATAAAAAATACTATAGGATGTTTATAAACCCTATACCAAAATTTTCCTATTTCCGAAAACTTATTATACTGTTTTTCCGTATAATTGACCGTCTCGTTGAAGAAATAATGCATCTTATTATCTAAATTTCCGTTCGTTAAATGATGAGTGTCGTGATCTAATATCCAATTTGGACTGGCATGAATTAGAACTCCTGTAACAGTCGCTAATATATAATTCAACGATTTATTTGGTGTATATGAATTATGAACGCAATCGTGGAAAACTATAAATGTTCTATTTAACATCAACGTCAATAACGGAATTAAAAATGGAAGTAATATTTGATACTTTTTATTAAATAATTGGAAAATTATATACAAAAAAAAAGAATGTGTTGAGAAATCTATTACTGCTGTATTATAAGATGACTTGTATTTATTATATAATATACTATGTCTTATAGTTATTAAATCTTTTATCATTATTTATATATCTATTGTTAAAGTTCTAAATCATTAATTATAATATTAATTTTAATAATAATAAACCCATATAAAAACATTTTAATATTCATTATATTACACCATAATAGCTTCATAATGAATATTAAAATAGCTGAAAATGAAAATGAAAATGAAATTTTACAGAAACTTATCAATATTATAACGGATGTTGAATTATTGGAAAAAGATTTTTTACAAGAATATGAAGGCTTTATTGAAAATTTGAATATTGATTTTGTGAAACGGTTTCCGAAAGGACGACCTGCTAAATATGTAGTGGACGATCAAAAAAGATATATTAAACGCATTTATAATAAAACTTATTATAACAAAAAAAGAGAAAATTTTAAATCTTTGTAATTATATTTATAATTATATTTATTTATCTTCGTATTGTTTTCATAGCTGTATATACACCATTATTAAATGAAGCAGGTATAGTTATACTTTGATTACCAAAAGTATTTGTATTTATTGGAAATGTTTGCATTGACTTGTATACGCCATTATTAAGTGAACTTGGAAAATTAAAATTACCATTCATTATATAATATTATTAATATATTTTCTTATATTGTTTATCATAATTGTTTATCATAATTGTTTATCTTTTCAAATCGAGTAATCCTACCAGAGGAGTTTATCTGCTAAAAACCCGTTAGACCCTTTAATATGTCTATCTTTCTGATGTCGTATCCTATACAATCTCCTCCTTGTTTTTGCGAATTTTAATCCGTTTTTATTTATATATGTTGGAAAATCGTTCATACCGCGAGCTCCAACAGAGGCAATCTTTTTTCCATTCCTAAATACATCTATTTTTTTGGTATTGTTTGTTGAATGTTTTACAGTTACACCTATTTTTTTGGCTTTATTGAATGTATATTTTGTAATATGATATGGTTTTGGTTGTGGCATTTATATTATGTATGGAAAATTTAAAATACTTTTGTTCTCTCGTTATTTGATTATAAATGTTAATGGTTTTGAAAAATATATTTTATAAATATATTTTCTTATTTGATATTGAATCATGAAAATTATTGTGGAGAGAACAAAAGTATTTGAATTATTGTATATAAATTAACTAAATGATAAATTGTAATAATTAATAATAACTTATATTGTTCTGTAATAATAATCACCAAACATAACTTCATTTTTACACGATTGACTCATCTTTGATGGAGCGATTTTTTCATCTGCAGCTGCTTTCGCAATTGTTTCCCAAGTGTTAATAACACCACCAGTTTTAATATCTATTTTTTCAACTTTTTTACCTGTTGACGATGTTGTTTTTCTAAAATATGGGTCTGCACTTTTTACATCCAATCCATAATATCCATTATGAGAACTTTTATCAGTTTGAATAAATAATGTGCCTTTTTGTACATAAGGACATAAACTTAAATATTTTTTTAATTCTTCCAATTCATTATCATTTATAGGAATTTTCATTTTATTTTTATACCGTATATATTCTTCTGTTATTTTTGAAATAGGAATACGACTATTGGGTGAAAATCTACAAGTTTCAAAAATAAAATTCTCTGTTAAATCATTTACTAATATTTTTGTATATTCAAGTGGTTTTAACATTACACCGACGAACCCATGAACCAGTTGATTTTTATCCTGACTCTTCAATCTTGTTGCTATAAATCTTGTTTTTAAATATGTGTTAAAAGCTTCATTTGTAACTCTGGTTGGTTTAATACCGTTCCAAATACGAAATTGAGCTATTATTTCATTTGAATCAACTTCAACATCTTTTCTAACAATACAACAATCAAGTATAAATTTATTAAAATTTTGAGTTAATTCATTATCATCTATGAGTGTATCTTGTTGAATACTAATTTGAGTTTCATTATTGATTGATACAATTGAATTCTTATATTTTTCAATAGTTTCTTTTAATTCATTTATTTCTAATCGTTGTTTATCATTTTTTAATTTTAAACTATCAATCAATTCATTTAATTCTTTATTTTCAATTTCTTTTAACTGTTTATTCTCAATTATTAAACTTTCATTTATTTTTAATAATTTATTAAAATTATCAATACTATATTCTTTTGAATGAATAATATCTTGAATATATTTTGTTAATCTTGAAATTGTAAAATTCGTATCATCATAAGCAATTATTTCTTTTTTATTTTTAACATTTACTTCAATTGTACGAATATGTTTTTTTATTTTTGGATGTTCTTTAATAAGATTTTCTATTTCTGTTTTATTTTGCACTCTAAAAGCTGCGACTAAAATAAAATTTGTATATTTGCTTCTGTGATTTTCAACTCTATCATGTAAATGATTTGTCTGACCGAATTTACCTAATTTTTCACCCTTTTCATTAGTATTATCTATTAATCCAAAATATACACATTCGGTATTTAATGAAAATTGAGAAATTAATGCGGTTTCAACTGCTTTGTATTTTTCTTGTTTCGAAGTTAATAATAATTTTTCTTTTTCTTTATCTTTTTCTAAAATAATATTTTCTTTTTGTTCCAATTGAAGTTTTAATTCAATTGTTTCTTCATCAAGAGTTTCTTGTAATACTTCTTCCAATTTCATATAATATTCGTGAATTTCTGATGCTTTTTTAGTTTGAGATTTTAAACATAATGATTTAAAACATTTAACAGTTAATATTATTTTTTTAATATTTTGACCACCTTTTTCATGTTTAAATGGTTGCTTACCCAAATTGGTAAGCGATGTTTTTTCTTCCAAAACCGCTTTGTTTGCAGACAAAGCGGTTTTTTTGTAATTTTCATTATCTAAAACCGCTTTACATTTAGGTGAAGCGATATTTTCCTCTTCTAAAACCGCTTCACATTTAGGTGAAGCGATATTTTTATAGTCCATATCAATAACAAAATGTTTTTCTAATAATCTTTCTGCTGTAAATTTTGAAGCAAATCCTAACCATTTCCATATATTATCTAAATCAACAACAAAATCAAGTGTCTTATCATATTTTAAGTAACAATAAAAGCTACTTATAAATAATTGTTGTTCAAAACCAGTAAAATTCTCTTTGATTTTACTCAATAATTTTGAATTATATGTGTCTGTAAGCTTTGTGATTGGATTGCTCTCAATAAGTTCAACGATGTTTAACTGTTCCATACGATTATATATGTATATAAGGCATTCTCTTTAAGCACTTTCGCTTTTTAAATATATAAATGGTTTTTATGAAAGCGAAAAGTACTTAAAGAGGATTCGCTTATAATATTTGTAAGCAAAGACTATTTTACCACTTTCCATTAGTCCCCTTCTTCACAGTGATCTTTTGGCTGTTCTTTTTGCGTGCGCTTGGATCAAAACTTTCTCCTTCATCATCACTTCCTATATCTTTGGATAAATCCCAAAATGCTTTTGACCCTAATTTGAAGTCTTTATGATCGTCTGCTTTATACCAAAATACTTGATCGTGTAATTTATTGGATTTTGTAGTATTATCTATAACCAAACATTCATAATTTTCAGTTGTTTGATCCATGACCTGACAAAAGCTCTCAAAAGTTGGAAACATTCCACAATAATTTTCAAATATTCGGCGCTTATTTGCCAAAATAGGCTCTCGTAAAATAAAAACATAATCAATATTTGTTCGCAGAATAGGTGGTACGCCCAATGGAAATTGGAGAGCTATAATAAGTAGCACTTTCCAATGACGCCCGTTCATAAACAAGAGCCTCATCATCTTATCTCTAGACCATGTGTTGTCATATAAGCAGTCGTCAAGGATAACAAAAGTTCTTGGATCAATATTTGTCTTTTTAAAAGCTTCTAGTTCCTTCTTAACTTGTTTCAAAACAGAACGTTGACGTTTAAGAATATTTTCTATGATTGCTGTATTATATTCCCCATGTATGAATAATTTCGGGACAACTTTCCCATAGAACCCGTTAGCTTCTTCAGTCCCGGCAATAACAACTCCAATAGGGACATCTTGATGGTAGTATAGAAGATCTCTAATTAAAAAAGTTTTACCAGACCCTCGTTTCCCTAGTAGAATTATAACTGGACCAGTTGATTCATTCGGTTTAAAAGTAATGGATTTCATCGAGAACCGTTTTAATTCAAGCGACATTAATTATATATCATTAATGTTTATAAAATATAGAATAAACTAAACTCAACTCAACTCAACCTTTTATTAACAAATGTCAAATGAAATAGTAATACCATTTATTGTTAATGTTTTGATAACAATTCCAATCAAAGCGAAGACTTATCATTTACTATGGATCCACTTTTTCTAAAAGTGTAATTGAGTTAATTATTAATATAATTAATATATTATTTAGCTAAATATGAATTTGAATCTTGTTGAATATAAGAAACGAAAAAATGGTGAATTATTTACTAGTTTTCAAAAAAAGTTGGATTGTTCTAGTATCCAGAATTACATCCCGATTTATAATAAATTTTTTACTTTAAATGATACCAATTATAATTCGGTTAATTTAAATAATCGGTATTATATTCAAGATATAATAAATAAAAAACAGGATAAAAATAAAGATACAGAACTATTTCCATTATATAAATGTTCTTTGAAGGATTGTTTAGATGATACCGTAAAATTGGAGAGAAATGTATTTTTTAAAATGGCTCCTTTGTTAGATCCATTTAAATTCATAATAGGTAAGTATAATCTATCTGATCCGACTATTTATAACTTGCCAAAATTTGCGGATTCATTAGATACTTATCCCAAATTGAAAGACGAAAATAACGCATCATATGTTGACGGATTATTTTCATTTTTATCAAGCAAATTAATACATACTCATAATTTTATTAATGGAGTAGATTATTATGGTTCGTTTTTAGCAATTAAAAAGGATTTTAAATTTAATATTGCGGATGATTTAGAATATTTATGCCAATCAGATTTTTTTAAGCAGAACAAAAATAAACCTGACATATTTTTAGTTGATGATTATGATTTTCTAATCGAAGATGAAAATGTCGGTTTGAAACCAATTAAGATAGCGAATAATTCTAATAAATCTAATTTATCAATTCATTCTATTGATGATGAGATGTATAAAGATTTATTTGAAGATGTAAATACAGAAGTGGATAAATCTGATGATAAACATATTACGTTAAATGATTTGGTTGGAGAAGGGTTAGTAGATCTAACCAATACTTCTTTTTTCTCAGAATTACAGACAACTTTAAAATCAAACTCTACTTGTTCTTCTAGAACGTCTCATACGAGCGAAGATGATAAATTGAGTAAATATAAATCTGAATCTAGGAATGGATCTGGATCTAAACCTGGTTCTGGAACTGGTTCTGGAACTGGTTCTTATTCAGGAAGTGATGGAAGTGACATCGTAATAAATGTGACTATTCCAAAATTCCCGATTAATGTCATTTGTATGGAATCTTGTTTAAATACTTTTGATAGTTTGATTATTGATGATAAATTTACAGACGATGAGATGTTAGCAGCTCTTATGCAAATAATTATGATACTGATTACTTACCAAAGATGTTATTCATTTACTCATAATGATCTTCATACTAATAACGTAATGTATATTAAAACAGAACTTAAATATATTTATTACTGTTTTAATAAGAAATATTATAGAGTTCCAACATTTGGACGCATTTATAAACTTATTGATTTTGGTCGTTCAATATATAAATTTAATAATAAATTATTTGTTAGTGATAGTTATGCACCAGGAAATGATGCCGCAACTCAATACAATTTTGAACCATATATGAACGAAAAGAAACCTAGACTAGAACCTAATTATTCTTTTGACTTGTGTCGATTAGCATGTTCTATTTATGATTATATAATAGAAGACGTGAATGATTTAAAAGATCCTAAGAAATGTAAACCAATTGAAAAATTGATCAACGAATGGGTTACAGACGATAATGGATTGAATATTTTATATAAAAATAATGGGTTAGAAAGATATCAAGATTTTAAACTTTACAAAATGATTGCAAAGTCAGTACATAATTGCATTCCTGAAAAACAACTTGATCGTGATGAATTTAAGTCTTATCTATATGAGAAAAAGAAAATCGTTAATAATAAAGATATTAAAGTTGTTAATATTGATGTAATTATTTCAACAATTGGTAATAGTTGAAAATGATATATTATTTTGTTTAATTAAATAAAATAATGAGTTTAGATAATTTTGGATTTATAATAACAAGACACGTTAATTCTGAAAAAACCAATAGATATTGGAATTTATGTATCAGAAGAATCCGTCATTATTATAATAACAAAATCGTTGTAATTGATGATAATTCTAATCCAGAATTTTTAAAATCCGATTTTGAATATAGTAATGTTGAATACGTTACTTCAGAGTTTCCGGGTAGAGGAGAGCTTCTCCCATACTATTATTTCCATAAGAATAAATATTTTCATAACGCTGTAATATTACATGACTCTGTATTTATTCATCGGAAAATTAAGTTTGATAAATTTGTTCTCCCAATTATCCCAATTTGGCATTTCGACAACATTCAAAAATCAGAAAATGCTTCGAATTCATTACGGCTAACAAATGTATTAACAAATAAAGATATCATTCAAAGAAAATTAACAGCAGATATAAATAAACATCAAATATTAAATATAAGTAGTCTAAATCCAATAAATGACAGTACATGGTATGGATGTTTCGGTTGTATGACTTATATAAGTCATAAATTTTTAACTAGTATTGAAAATAAATATCGTATCTTCAATTTATTACAAGTCGTAACAAACCGACCTGATAGATGTTGTTTAGAAAGAATTATGGGTATAATATTTTGTACTGAATATCCAGAATTATTGAAGATTAAATCTCTATTTGGAAATATATTATTGAAAGATTATGGTTATACGTTTGAGAGATATTGTAGTGATTTAACTAGATATAAGACTACGAAATATGCGTTTGTTAAAGTTTGGACTGGAAGATGAAATTTATCTTTGAAAATGTTTATACAACCCGAGAAATAAACATATCATTTTAAATCTTCAACAGGTTAAAATGCTGGATTATCTGTGAAAACTGATGTTGTTTCTCTCAAAGTATTTACATTTTCTTCCATAATAGGTTTCAGTTGATCTACTATAAAATCTCCAGCCAATACACTAAAGTAAACCAATAAAGCATCTCTTACTAAAAACTTTAATGGTTTTGGATCATCTTTATCAAGTAATCGCATTTCAGCGAATTTAATCATACAATAAATAATTGAAATAATTCCAGCGATGACAAAAATACTAACCATTTAATCTTTAAAAAAGGTTTATTCAAAAAGGTTCAATATTATACGAATTCAGCCTTCTCAACCTTCTCAACCTTTAAAAAAGGTTGATCCAAACAACTTCGTTCTTTTTGCAGTTGCTAAATTCAAATACTTATTCGTTGGGTCTTTCTCTCCGTGAATTCTTTTGAAGATTATAAAATGGGTGATAATATTATTTATAAATAATATTTTCCTTAAGAAAATGAGGTCTTGAAATAATTCACGGAGAGAAGACATACGAATAAGTATTTGAATATAGCAACTGCAAAAGAACGTAGTTGTTTGGATCAACCTTTTTTAAAGGTTGAGTTAGAGGATTTCAATCTCATTTAATAAGAAATCTTTTCCTAAATCAAATCGAGGTTCTTCCAAATAATGAATGTCTAAATTATCTAGTTGAACCTCCTGGTCGAATATTTTTAATTTATCATTATCTTCATCTTCCGCTTCATCCTTTTTACGTTGAGCGTTTCGCATCCCGCTAATTTGCTCCAATCTATCAATATCTTTTGAAGCGACCACTTTGGTTTCTACATTATGAGTATCTCGTACCATATCTACATCATTAAATGTTAAATGACTACTTGTATCTTCAGATAATTCAGGGAATTCAACAACATATTGTGTCGGGTCTGTATAATCGCTTTCCAAATGCGGAACTGTTTTAATTTCAGAAGCCGCTTTTAATAAAGGTTGTTCTTCTTTAATCATATAAGCATTTTCCTTTGCTCTTTCTCTCTCTACATCTTCCATAGTAAGCGGGTTTTCAACAACCTGTTCTTTAATTTCTTCAACATAATCTTCTTCAATTGTCTCGTCCATATATGCTCTTAATATGGCTTCAACTGGTATACTTTCACGAACCGTATTCAAAATACATTCTTGTATGATTACTTCAAGTTGTCTTTGATTTTTCTGTACTTGAAGAGGAGGTAATTGGAGTTCGAATAAATAAACATTTTTGTATAATTTTCTGGCACAATTTATATAAATCTTGTGTATAAAATCTTCCAATTTGGGAATATTAATATCAATCTTCTTTTGCTTTGTTCCTACTCGGATCGACGTAAGAAGTTTTAATTGAATAATATGAACACAAGTTACAAGATCTTCTAAATATCCGCAACTGCTTTTGGCTACAATACGGTTCTTTTCTGTTTCTATAATAGATGAATTCCATTTTGGAATTCGTGACAAGAAATTCTGCATAGTCATTAACACTTTATCTAATTCTGCGTTTGATTTACATAATTGAAATGCTTCTTGAAAAATAGAATTAATTCCTTCAATAATTAACGGTGTTAATATATTAACAAGACGAGCAGCCCATTCATTCTTTGCCTCTTGTAAATTACTAGTTATGAAATCATCCATTAAACTAAGAATATAATTAATTTGATAAATATATACGAAGCTTAAATTAACAACTCTGAAATAAATTATTCAACAAATAAATTATTCAACATATACATTATTAATATCTTCTCATTCCTAAATTCTTTTCTAATTTTATTAAACTCGAATAATAATTTATATCTTTTTTCAATAATTAAATTAGGGAAAAAATCATAATTTTCCAATATTTCAATAATGTCTAATCCCGAATACCCTTTTTCGTATAAATTTAAAGATATTTCCATTAAATCAATATTTATTATTTTAACCCTTTTAATTTCGTTATCAATTTTAAGTTCATTATAAATTTTATTTAATTCTTTTTTCAACCATTCCAGTCGTATATTTTTAACATCTTTCATTTTAAAAACGGTTTCTAAATTATATTTGTATAGATTAATAGCATTTCCATTAATAATTGGTTCTGGTATATAAATTTCACAAAACCTTGACAATATTGGTTTTAATAATTTATATTTATCTTCTACTATAATAAAAAATCGAGTATTATGACTAAATAATTCAATACATCGTCTCAAAGCGGATTGTGCATCTATCGTTAATTTATCGGCATTTGTTAATAATATAGTCTTAAATACATTACCACCGTCTGAATGTATATGTGTTTTAGCAAAGAATTTTAATTCTTCACGAATAAATTTAATTCCTTTTCCGTGCGAACAATTAACATTCATGACCAACGATTTTATTTTTTCTTTATCCCCTTTATAAATTGAATTGATGAAATTATTAACTATTGTTCTTTTTCCACTTCCAGAAACCCCGTGAAATATTATATTTGGAATTTTATTAATACTAATATAATATTCTAATTTTTCTATTATTGACTCGTGAATTTTTAATGACATTAATAGTATTATTGTTATTATAACGAATTAGTTTTATATCATTTTCCTGCCGCAGGATCATATGACTATGTATTTGAATTTAAATTTGAATTTGAATTCAAATAATAAAGAATGAAGATGTATCGCTTTACTGTGGCTCCATTTTTGAAAAGTGGTAATTCGAGTTAAATCGAGTACAATAAATAAGGTACAAAATAAAGACTAACTATTAAACTTATTATATTTGCTTCTATTGACATCTTTTGAAAAAATGTATAAAGAATTATAGTTCCGATTATCATCAACGAATCCCCTAATAATATCCATACTCCAAGCTCCTTTGCATAATCCTTAAATGTATCTAATATTCTACTTCTTCCTCTAGGAACCAAATTGAAAAAGAAACTAAATAATAAATCGTGACATATCTGTACTACTACTGCAATCATACTAAAATAATATATCGAGTATGTTGAAAAAACGAGCGGATAAATATAAAATGCTATTATTAATCCAATTGTGAGACTTAATACATCAGCTAATACTGCTCCTAAATTATATAATTTATACCATTCTCTCAACATTTTAGATTTAAAATGTCTAAAAACGACAAACCACATCACAAATAAATCCGTATTTAACGCCGAATTTATTAAAGCCAAATAATTTATTGGACTCATATATTACTCAACCTTTATAATTCAACCTTTCAAAAGGTTGATCCAAACAACTTCGTTCTTTTTGGCTACGTCAAATATTAAAAAAAATTGAAGTTACATATTTATTATAATATAAAGGTAACCAATTATAACTAACCACAATGAACAATTATTTAGATATACTCGATAATCAATCAATTATCTCTGATATTACAGATGTCCAAGATAATTCCATTTCTTCATTTGATCTTCTTCAAAAACAAGAAGATGTAAGAATAAGAATAGAAACCGAATTAAATAAACTAACAATTGATTTATTAAAAGATAAATGTAAAGAATTAAATATTGGGAGTATTTCCAAATTTAAAAAACCCGAATTAGTTCAATTATTACTAGATGAATTTTTAAAATTAGTTACATTCATTAAAGGAAAAACGATTAATGAATTAAAAAGTATAAGTAAACAATATAATATAAAATATGCAATTGGATCTAAAAAAGATGAACGATGTTTTCAAATTTTGAATTATTGTTCTGATAATCTTAAATTTAAAATAGATGAAGTGATCGAACCAATAATAATGGAAAAAGAAAAGGAACCCAAATTAAAACAAAATAATACAGTTGCCAAAAAGAAAATTAATCCATTAGAAGAATTAGAAAAACAAAAATTGGAAATAGAAATAAAAATGAAAGAAGAAATAGAAAAACAAAGGATAATTGAAGACGAACTTAAAAGAAAGAAACAAGAAGATGATCAAAAAAGAATTGACGATGAAAAGAAACTGGAAAAAGAAGAAGCAAAAATAGAAAAAGAAGAAGCGAAAAAGAAAAAACAATCTATTCCAAAAAATGTAAGAATAATTGTATGGAATCATTATATCGGAGAAGATCTTATCAAACATAGATGTTTATGTTGTAAAAAAGTATTGATTACTAATACAAATTTTGAAGTAGGTCACGTTCTTAGTGAAAAAAATGGAGGTTCGCACGAAATTAATAATTTAAGACCAATTTGTTTTGCTTGTAATCATTCTATGGGTTCAGAAAATATGATAGAATTTGTAGTAAAATATGGATTATATATTGGTTAATTAGTATTTGAATTAAATTGTAACTGTTTAGACTGCGGAAGTTAATGAATGAGTATAAGGGTTAGATCTGAACGCATCTAATAAATCTGGTGAGATATAATCAATTCCAGTCTTACAGTCGTCATATTGCTGTTTTGATTTCATACTACCAACACTCTGTTTACTGGGTCCCATTTGGCTTATTGTTGTGCTTTGGGGTTGCCATAATCTATTGTTGTCTCTATCACCATCTATACGAGCAACATTAACATTCATAGTTTGATTATATATTTGACTTGAACCATGATTAGTTCTTGCGACGGTTGATGGTTCTTTCAATACATTATTGGTTTGACGGTAATATTTATCAGTTTGAGTATCTCCTGTTCGTGTTCCAGATCCACCTGAACTACCTGAATATGCGCAATTGGTCGTATCTCTTTGGTTAGCTATCGCGGTTTGAGGATTAGACAAATATCCGTTGGATTTGGCATTTTGATTTCCAATATATGCATCAGGTGAATGTAAAGTAGTGTCTCTAATAGTTGGTTGTGGTTGATCTCCATAATTCAAGACATACGAAGAATTAACAGACGATCCAGAATCTCCGTAAATACGAACATTATTTCCATATTCTTCTTTTTTTGTTGGTCTGAATACATCCATTAAAGGGCTGACTATTGCTCCAATAGCTCCTCTAAAACTAGATCTAAATGTGTCTGGCTGTCTTGAAGTGGATCTATTATTTGTGTAATTAGTGTGAGACCTCATAAAATTTTCAGTATCTGTTGAATCTCCTTTTCTAGAAGCAGAACTAATACCAATATCACAATTTTCTAAAACAACTCGTTTTGGTGACGTGTATGATGTGGGGACGTAACTAGCGTTTTTATCTCCTCCTGCAACACCTGAATACGAAACAGATACATCTCCTCTAACGGTATCATAAACTTCTTCAATTGGATGTAAAGCCTGTCCTTTTTCCTGTCCTGTAGTTGTGAAATATCTATCTTGAGAATTTATGAAGAATGTATCCGGTCTATATTTCTCAATCTTTCCTTCAATACCTAGATTTTTCACTTGACTCAATCCAGGTCCTTGATGACCTTCCAGAGAATACTCCATTTTAGGATTGGTTGAAACCCGTAGTTCATCAACTGTTGGAGGAAGCCAAGAATCACGAGCTTCCATCCCAGAATTATAACCACCAGAACCTTTTGAACCATAACCTTGTTTTAACCCAGGACCCACGTGTTCGCTTTCAAATGGTTTAACCATCGCATTATTCTTACCCGGATTAACACGCGATTGATAAAAATCCGACATATTTGGAGCACCGTTTGCGAATTGCATATCTACGACAGGAGCAAAAAGAGGTGCTTGTTCTATTTTCTTTTGAACTTGAGAACCAGTTCCGATCATATTATCAAGGATGTTTTCACCTAGAGCATAATTAAATGTTTTGTTCTCAATTTTACCGCTGTTAAACGGTACCATATTATTATGAGAAAATTCTTTCGTATCTAAATAATTACCAGTAAGAGAATAAACATTTTGAATATTATTAGTAATTTTTGCACCATCTCTCTCTTTATTTTCGTATAAAGATTGATTAAAGTATTTATCGGTTACGGCATTTGGGTTTTCGTATTTTCCAACTGTATCAGTTAGCTCTTCTAAATTGGAAGTGGGGTAATTTTGAGGAGGTATATTCGTATTTGGTAAAACTCTCGTATGATTTAAATTTTCATACCCTTCTTCAATAGTTTTCAGACCTCTTTCAAGTCGTCTTTTTTGGTTCGGATTTGAATTTGGATTTTCGGCATTACTGATTATATATCCTCCTGCTAAAACAATTAAAGGTAAAATGATTTCCATATAATATACACCTTTAGAAAATGTGTAGCCATTCGACCTTTATTATAATGAGGTCGGTTGATCCAAACAATTTTGTTCTTTTTTAATTGCTAAATTAAAATACTAATTTGAGTCTTCTCTCCGTGATTCTAATCCAAGACTCAATTATCATCAAGAAAATATATTTATAAATATATTTTCCAAAAATATTTAACCCGTCAAAGATTGAAACGATGTATTTATGTCAGATACCGCCAAAAAATTAGAATTAAAAGACGATCATTCATATCATCCGATCATTTTATTTTAAAGGTTGAATAGGTGGTAACATACTCATATCATTATAATTTGGCATATTACAAGTAGATATGAATTTATCCTTTTCAATAACTCTAGTATTTACATAGCTAATAAATGGTAAGCAGGTATTTTCCTGTGGATTTAAAAAAAGATGATTAAAATTATTTTGTTCTAAATCTCTGTATAGCCAAGCAGGGTTGGTTACTCGTGATTGGTCTGTAATTCCTTGTTTGCATGTAGGATATTGGATTTGTCTGGAAGAAAAATCAAACCGTTTATATTCGTCTTTGGAGAAACAGTCTCTAGATAAAGGACGATTAACATTAAATAATTCGGATTCTAGATTCACAGTATTTGTTCTTAAGTTAGCCCCCCATTTTTGAAGGATTATTTGAGGGTCTTCTATGAAGCAAGGATTTTCTCCTGGACCAGGAGCATTTAACATATATTTTCCTCCATCAGTTTGTTGTTGAAGATGTTTTGCTATTCTTGCAGGATCACTATTAAATCTGGTTTCAGCCATATTATATATAATCCACTTTTTATTTTCGTTTAGTAAATAAAGATTTATGTTGATTGAAAATTTCAATATTCTAAAAAAATTAAGATTACCTGAATCTATATTTATGAATATTATCTCATATACTTATCAGGTACAAGATAAGAAATTAATAGAAGATATAAAACATAATTATGAAAGTAAGAAGGATATTTATGAATTATATCGTAATATTTGGATTGTTGAAATGAATGAAGTGGAACCAGAAGATAAGGAGTGGTTAATAAATGATTTATATAGATATGCAAATGATGATATAGCAACTATGTTAGGACATGTTGTTAAATTTTACAATATATTTTTTAGGAATAAGTATTTGAAAACAGTAAAAGATATAAATAAATATATTATAAAATTGGAAGAAGAAAAGAATATAATAAAGGAAATAAATATTTTTTGGGGATTGTTTACAATTGAAGAACGAAATGAATTTATCTCAACCTTTTGAGAAAAGGTTAATCCAAAAAGCTTCGCTTAATTACAATTGTTAAATTCAAATAATTATTATTAGGTCTTCTATACTTTGTTATTCTTTGAATATAATCCAATGGATGATTTCATCAAGAAATGTATATTATAAACATATTTCCCAATTATTTATACTCTTCAAGAACTTTGCAGAGAGAATATTTATTTTAGTATTTGAGTTTAGCAATTGTAATTAAGCGAAGCTTTCGTCAATGCATTTCCAAAGGTGTAATTATATCAACCTTTTGAGAAAAGTTGAATTGAGTTATAATGATTTAAAAATAACATTATTAATAAATAATAATGGATAATGAAATAATAAATATGGGGATGACTACTATGGATATGGATATGAATAAAAAAAAGGATCCTACTATTTGTCTAAATATGATAGTAAAAAATGAAAGTAAGATAATTAAGAGAATGTTTGATTCTGTAATTTCAATAATAGATAGTTATTGCATTTGTGATACCGGATCAACAGATGATACAGTATCAATAATTACAGAGTATTTTAAAGAAAAGAATATTCCTGGAAAAATTGTTTACGAACCTTTCAAAGATTTTTCACATAATCGTAATTTTGCATTAGTAAATTGTATAGGAATGTCCGATTATATATTGTTAATGGATGCTGACATGTTATTAAAAATAGATCCATCATTTAATAAAATGATGATGACAACTTTCGATTCTTTTCATATATTGCAAGGAAATGATGATTTTTATTATAAGAATATGCGGATAATAAGAAACAACGGGTTATATTCTTATATAGGGGTTACTCACGAATATGTAAATACTCCACCTAATCAACAGACGTTAAGCATACATAAAAATATGTTATTTATTACAGATATTGGAGATGGAGGATCGAAAGGAGATAAATTTGAAAGAGATGTTAAACTACTTTTAGGAGGGATTGCCGAAAATCCGAATAGTGATAGATATCATTTTTATTTGGCAAATAGTTATTTCGATTCTGGAAAATTTGAAGAATCTATTGAAATATATAAAAAACGCATTAAAATTGGAGGATGGAGTCAAGAAGTTTGGTATAGTTATTATCGTATAGGATTGGCTTATAAAGGACTTAAAAAAATTGAAGAAGCTATTAGTTGGTGGTTAGACGCATATAATTATTTACCAACTCGTATAGAAAATTTATATGAAATAATACAACATTATCGAGTTACAAGTAAATGTAAGTTGGCTTATCATTTTTATAAAATGGCAAAAGAAGTATTAAAAGGATTGAAACCAGGAGAGAAAGATGAATTTTTATTCTTGAAAAATGATATTTATATTTATAAGCTAGAATATGAATTATCTATTATTTCTTGTTATGTTGATATTTTTAATATAAATGAAGCAGTTATAACTGTACTTAATAATTCAAATGATACAGGAATAATTAATAACGTTCTTTCGAATATGAAATTTTATAATAATAGGATATTACCTACAGTTGTGTTAGATTTTGGATTTTCTATGAACCATATAATAGCTAACAAATATCGTAAATTTAATTCTTCTTCAGCAAGTATAATTCCATCTGATATCGGTGGTTATTTGATGAATATTAGACTAGTTAATTATACAATTGATGATAAAGGCAGATATCACGATTGCGATGATCATATAATTACAATTAACAAACAGGTTGAATTGTCAAAGGATTTTAAAATAATAAATGAATCAATAATAGATTCTTCTTTTGATAATAGACGTTATGTTGGAATAGAAGATGTAAAAATATTTAAAAATACTAATATAATTGCGAATAATGAAATAATATTTATGGGTACAGGATTACATAAAGATCAAAAAATAGGAATGTGTTATGGAAAATATGATAACCATAAGAAATTTATGGAATCCGTTGAAGTGAAAGCTTCTTTTAATATGAATTCAGAGTGTGAAAAAAATTGGGTGTTCTATATGAATGAAAATAATGAACTTAGAATTATTTATAAATGGTTTCCTCTTCAAATTTGTACAACAGATATTGATAACGGATTAATACATTTACAAGAAGAAAAGATTATGCCTAAAATATTTAACCATATACGAGGTTCTTCTAATGGATTTACATTTAAAGATGAAATTTGGTTTATTAATCATATAGTTTCTTATGAAACACCAAGACAATATTATCATACGATTTCAGTATTTGATAAAAAGATGACTTTATTGAGATATACTTGTCCTTTTAAATTTGAAGGTATATGCATTGAATATTGTTTGAGTTTAATTGTTGAAGAAAATAGAATTATTGTTCCTTATTCTACTTGGGATAGAACAACAAAGATTGCTGTTATAGAAGGTCACGATTTAATTATTTCCGATAAAACATCATTATGGTCAATATTTTGAGAAAGATTGAGAGTAAAATGTTCACTCCTTAACAATTGATAAAATTCAATTAATTATTTCCAGACTTCTCTCAATAAATCAATATGAAGGTATAAAATGTATGAGAATATTATTTATTATTTATAAATAATATTTTCTTCAAAGTGATAAAACTCTAAGAATAATTATTTGAATTTAGAAACAATAATCAATCGAAGATGTTTGGATCAACCTTTATGAAAGGTTGAGAGTAACTGGATATTTAATATAACAAAAATCTTTCCACGTTTTGCCAGGATGATTTAATTCACACCATTCAAACATAAATTTCCCAGAACTAGTACATTCTGGCATAGGTTTCCATAAATTATGTTTAAAATTGAATATTAAATTCATTAATGTCATCTCGTTATTTTTACATAACGGATATTCATTCATAGCATCAATTAATTGATCTTTGTTACAAATTTTCAAAATTTTGGTATCATAAATCCATATACAATTTAAAAAATACGGTTTTTCTAAAATATCATTTCCAAAATCAGTTGTTAATTTTGAAACTAAATCCAAGTTATAATAACTAACTTGACATTTAAATACTTTATTTGAATGATGTGTGCCATTATCATCTGGTGCTATTATACAGTTTTTATAATCAATATCAAGCAAATGTTGTACAGTATCTAATACTCTTAATCCAGCATCCACAAAAACAACACGATCCCATTTCAAAAAATACTCATCAAATACGTGTAGTTTTTCCCATTGATTAATCTTGTCAAATTCTCTACCATCTCCATCGGGAAACTTTTCCCCAATCTTTTCAAGCATCTGTAATTTTTTTATTTCTGGAAAACTAACCTCAATAATAGAATATAAATCTATAAAATTGTTATTCAACTTAAAATTAATAGTAATAACTACTATATCTCCGTCATATAATCCATTTGAACGTAAATCTATTATAGTTTTTTCCGCTTTGAGAAAATAATTATAATCGGTTACAAGAACAAATACAGTTTTATCAGGCTCCATTATTTAATATAATTAAAATGTCTTTAAATATATTAATACAAATACAAATAATAATATTAATATTCGTAACCAATTTTTCTCTCTTGTTATATATTAATATGTTGTTTAATATATTCTTTATTTTAGTGGGATAAATAATATGTTTTTATAATATAATGATGTCATTTGTTAGTAATTATAATTATTTAAAATATTTATAATTAATATACTCTAACGAATTATATATACGATAAAAATCTTATAATTAATCTTCCAGAACCACCTGATTTACCATTAACCGATATTCCTGAACCACCAGCCGATCCACTACCAGGTATTGCTACGAATGGATTATTATTATCCGAGATTCCGGCTTTATAAATAGTATTACTGGTATCAGATCCAGATCCAGATCCTCCGGCAACAGGTCCGGGTTGTTGTCCTCCAAAAGTATTTGTATAAAAATTAATATTTAATCCAATACCAGGACTTCCAAAATTACTTCCATCTGAATTTCCTCCTGAACCTCCACATCCACCTCCACCTCCACCAGGATTATTATTTGAAGTATCGCCAATACCACCATTATTTGCATAAGACCATAATGTAGGAAAAGTATTTACATAAGGCGTAACTCCTGATAAATAATCAACCGATGACCCTTTACCAAATATTGTATTCTGTGATCCACTTCCTGCTCCACTTCCAGATGATGATCCTATTGATAAGGTGGGATTTGGTGGAAGGGTTAATGGAAATAATCCATTATTACCCGAACTATCTGAAACGGATCCTCCTGCTCCACCAGCAGATTCCAAAATTATTCCAGAAGAATCGTTAAAGGACGTAGAAGTTCCATTATTACCTTGGCCAGAAGATTGATCACTTCCTCCACCTCCAATATTCACAATATATGTACCAACTTCTAAATTATAATTATCTATAAATAATACCTCACCTGCTCCTGCACAACCAGATCCAGCACCCGAAGAACCACCTCCACCACCACCAATCATTAAAATACTAACAATACCACCATTAACACAACTAAATGAAACTGAACTACCTGAATTATCATTACTCATAAAATCAAAATACGTATAATTTTCTCCTTTTGTGTTGATAAAATTACCAGAAACACATACATTATTTATTATAGCATTTACATTATTTATTGATACATTAGAATTAAAAGATACCGCAGTACGTCCATATTGGTCTATTGTAATATTATAATAAGAATTTGGGGATATATTATAAATAGTATCAGCTCCAAATACAGATAATTCTACAATATTAGTACCGTTCGAAAACGTTGTAGATATTCCAGTAGACCCTGTTACCGAACCAGTTGGACCTATTGATCCTGTAGGTCCTGTAGGTCCTGTATCTCCTTGAGGTCCAGTTCCTAATATAAAATTACCTGTGGGTCCAGTTACTCCTGTAGGTCCTGTATCTCCTGTATCTCCTATATATCCCTGAGGTCCTTGAACACCCTGAGGTCCTGTTCTTGAATTCCCAGAACCAGGTGGGCCATTAGGTCCTCTACATCCTTGTCCTATCATTCCAGTAGGTCCTATTGAACCAGTTTGTCCTGTATGACCTTGACTTCCTATACCACCACGTTGACCCATTGATCCGGGAATTCCTTGTGGACCAATTCCATTTAAATTGCTACATCTTTTTGCACCTAAATAATTAGAATAACTATTACTCATTATTATATATTATCAAATTTTTAAAACTTTAATTCAAATTAACTAATTAATTTTATACCGAATCATAAATAATCCAGATCCTCCATTTCCTCCATTAGTTGATGATGATGTTTTTAAAATTGAACCTCCTCCAGAACCTGTGTTTGGAGAAGCATTCTTTTTGTCATTTATCGGATCATCAGTAAAAGATTGTCCTGCTCCATAAGAATAAGGATATGGATAAGGATAAGGATAACCTGATGGAGGATAAATGTATGGATATGTTCCATATGACGGATCTGATATGTTAGAACCTGTTCCTGAACCACCTCCGCAAATAGCCCTACCATAACTAGAATCAAAATATATAACTAATCCTATTCCACCTATTCCACCTATTCCAGAACTAGATCCATTTGTACCAGATCCACCGACCCCTCCACCTCCACCTCCACCTTCACCATTCTCACTAATACTACCACCATTATTACCATAAGACCATATTTGTGCGTCTAAATTTAAATACGGATTTATTGAATAATAAGTAGATGTTGCTATTGATGACCCTCCAGATCCGCTAGAGGTTCCTGTATATATTATATTAGTATTTGATGAATCTAATGTAATAATTCCATTTATTCCATTCTGAACATAATTAAAAGAAGCATCGGTTGCACCTGCTCCACCAGCGGCTCCAAATAAAATTTGAGATGAAATGTCAATGGATGTAATAAAACCGTTGGTTCCTTGATTATTTCCAACCCCTCCCGAACCTATATTTATATTATACGATGTATCATTTAACAATAAATAATTATTTACAAACATTAATTGTCCTGCTCCACTGCCATTTTGAGAATATAATGGCGATAACGTTGTTGATCCACAACCCGCTCCACCCCCACCAATTAAACACATATCCACAAATCCACTACTTCCATCCATACTAAATGAACTAGTATTATTAAATATATACACTTGATATGTTACTCCAAGTGTATCCGTAAAAATAGTAGAATTGGCATCAGTTGTAATAATAATATTAGATGACAAATTTGTAAATGAATATGATTTTCCGTAAGAATTAATACCCCATTTAATTGTATCTGTAGGATTTATATTATAATTTTGATCCGAAATATTTATTGTTTTAAGTTCCATATTTCTTGAAGAACCTGTTGCCCCAACAATTCCAGTTACACCTGTTAATCCAGATGAACCTGTAGGTCCAGTACCACCTGCATCTAGTTCATTTATTGGTCCCATAATACCAGTATAACCAGTTAAACCAATTATTCCTGTCTGTCCAGTTTCTCCTGTATCTCCAACAGAACCAACAACGTTATTAGTAACTTTATAACAACCAGGACATCCTGTAGGACCTGTTCCTAATTGACCTCTGGGTCCAGTAATCCCACAATCTCCTGTAAATCCATATGCACCTATTGATCCAACAAATCCAGTTGGTCCTGTTGATCCTTGTAATCCTGTAAATTTATTTGAACAACAAGGATTTTTTTCTAAATAATATAATTCTGAATAATTTCTTACAAATGTCGTTGTCGATGTTGATGTTGATGTTGATGTCATATATATCCACTTTTAGAAAAAGTGGATAAAAATATTTACTCTTTAATTACATTCATAATAAATCATAATAAATCATAATAAATCATAATAAATCATAATAAATCATTACATATTAACAGTATTTATATGATTCTCTCCTTAAGAAATGATTTATGAAGGTATAACAGATAAACATAATTTAATAACACCTAGACTTGCTACATCATATTTTACAACAAGAGGTAAATCGTTTTCCAAATATATTTCAATTTGGGAGCATAAATTAGTACATTTTATAAAATATCCTAAATTTTTTAATGAGAATTCTCCTTGTATGACTTTAGATGCATCTTGTTTTAAAATAAATCCCATAGATCCATCCGATTCTGCTCGATGAATTTCAGCAGAAGCGAATTGGCCAGAACATTTAAATATTAATTCATTACCCACCGATTTTATTTCCAATTTATCAGAAAGACCAGACAAATCACGAATAATTTTTTGAAAATCGACAGATGGTAAATTAATAATAGAAGAAAACTTTACGTCGGGATATTCCAATTCTTCTTGTTCTGGTTCTATTAAACGTAATTTTTGAGTTTTACATTGTTTAATCTCTCCATTTTCGAATTTTAATGCAAGATGAGAAACTATTCCATCAGCATAATCAGCATTTTCAATATAAATGGTTAATGTATCGTCATTATCAATAGAATTAATTAATTTAAATAAATGAAACACGTTTACACCAATTATAATTTTTTCTTTTTTACATTCATAAAATTCAAAATTTGGCGCAGCGAGAAATAAATGAACTAAAATTGTATGTGATTTATCCATATTAATTATACGAATTCCATCTGGTTGAAATATTATATTTGTTTCTAGTAATATATCCTTTAACGCCGTCATTAATGTTCTAAACGGAGCTATTTGAACCGTCTGAATCGTTAATATATTATTTGCAGAACTAAAATTGGAGTTAGAGTTGGAACCTAAATTTTTTGACATTTATATTTAATTTAAATATATCTTTAAATGAGTTAAAATGATATAAATATTAAATATTATATTGTTTAAATATAATATTATTTATGCAAAAAGATATAGAAAAAGATATAACACCTTCTCAATTAAATCAAATAAGAGACGATTGTCAATTAAAAGTTACAGACATTCTTAACAAATATTCATCAAATCCGTATATGTTACAAAGGGTGTGTTATCATATAACAAAAAAAATACCACATAATCTTGAATTAGAAGAGAAAAATTATGAGAAAAAAATAATACGTAATGATTATCTTACAAACGAACAACAAATATTTATACAATTATTTTTAAATGAAAATAAATATTATTATTTATATAATAATAATTCCTTTTATTTTTATGATGGAAAAACATATTCTAAAATAAAAGAAGATATCATACATTATCAATTATTAACTTCCATTTCAAAAGATAGAAAAATTATGGAATGGAAATATAAAACTAAAATAAATATATTGAAACTTATACGAGAGAGAAGCATTTTTAAATCTATTCCAGAATCATTTACAATTCAAAAAGTATTAAATATATTACAACCAATATTTTTAAATAAAAATAATATAAAATACTTTTTAACAATTCTAGGAGACAATATTCTTAAAAAACATAACGATTTATTATTTTTTATTAAACCAAAAACAAAAAAATATTTAGTAGAATTAGAAAAATATATATACATTACAACAGGTATATCAAACAGTATTAATAATTTAATGACAAAATTTCATGATAGCTATTTATTTAATAATTGTAGATTATTGAAATCTAATACAAATATTTCTCTTGATATTTGGACTGATATTTTATCAAAAAATATTTTAGATATTATTTGTGTCGCAGCTCATTATTCGCAAAGATTTAAAAATTCGGATTATTTTATAAATCATAATGTAAATAATGAAGAAATGAAAACGTATGTTTTATATTTAAAAAACAGTAATCAAGAAATTATATTAAATCAATTCTGTATTCATTCAATTCAGTTAGTTAATAATTCTAATTCTAATTCTAATTCTTCAGAAGAATATAAATATAGTAATATCACTTGGAAAAACATGCATCTTATTTGGAAATTATACATATCAAATTTTTCATTTCCTTCAATATTATATTCAAATAATTTGAAGGAATTATTAAAGGATCGATATGAATATAACGAATCAACTGATACATTCAACAATATAACGAGTAAATATCTACCTTTTATTAGTAATTTTATTAATTTCTGGGAAAAAACTATACAAATTTCGCCATATAATTCAAATATACAAGACGAATTAGAAATAGACGAAATATCTATTTTATATAAAGCTTGGCGTATTGAAAATAATATTAATACATCAAATATAAATGAAAATGATATTATTAGGATTTTAAATCATTATTTTGGGTTTACGTCTACAGATATAATAGATAATAAATTTATATTAAATATTACTTCAATTATGTGGAATAAAAATGAGGATATTAAACAAGCTATTCACTCCATGAAAGATGATTTAAATGAAAATAATTTACCATTAATTTCATTTGATGATATTTATGAGTATTATAATAAGTTTAATACTAAATTTAATAATAAATATATTGTAAGCAAACGGTATTTTAACAATTATTTATATTATACGTATAATTTAACAAATTCTATACAACACGATAAATTTATATCATTCGATTTAATGTAATTTAGCTACTGGATGGGATCCCGATACTGCAGCAAGTTGAGGACCAACTTTAGCCATAAGGTTATTTACCAAACTACTAACGGCATTTCCTCCTCTATGCTTTCTTCGTCGACGACCTCCAGATTGACTACCTTGAAGACCTGACGTTGAATCATGAACTTGCAAAGAAGATCCATCAAGCATATCAGGACTTGAATTTACGCTATTCATTCCCTTTCCACCACGCATCTTACGTCCATGCTTTCGACCTCGACTTCGACCTTGACTTTTGGTTCCATTTAATCTAACATATCCAAATTTTCCCTTTTGTGTTCCATACCCAGCTTTAACAAGACGCATTTCCCTCTTAGCAGTATTATGCTTCTTTTCACTAACGATACGACCATTCTTATTCATTATAAAAGCGGATTTAGTTAATTCTCCGGCAGTCTTATATGCTGTTCCATGAAAAACACTTGCCCTCGATCCTTCTAACATATCATACTTTTTTCCATTAATTAAATACTTTCCATTTACTTTTGTATAACGCGTCATCTATAAAATAATAGAAGAAAATAAAGAATATTCTTTATTTTCTTTATTTTCTTTAATATTAAATTAAGGTTAAAATTTATTCCTTAATGGACCAATAATTCCTCCAGGTTGTCCTTCAGTTCTTCCTAAAAATGTAACTAACTGTTGTCTATTTGTAAAATTACCATATTGGGTTCTTCCTCCTAAAGAATTTCTTACTAAGTCAGCAATTCTTTGATTTTCAGTATATTGATTATTATTATCAGATGAAGTATTTATCGTTGTCTTGTTTTGTACAGGACATTTACAATCTGGATATTCTACATATTGTCTCGTATTAATTATCTTTCTAGCTGAACTAATATTACCCGGACCGAAATATATAGGCATATAATACTCACTTTTTATAATACTCCGCTTTTCAAAAAGGTTGAGAAAGTAAAACGATATGTAAAAAAATTGATATAGATAATTATTACATTACTTATTATAAATTAATGAATTCATTTATTCAAAATAACAATTCTTACACAGATACTACGATGATTAAACAAAATACTCAAATATTTTGTAATCAAGATGTTATATCACATTTGCTCGTTTGTATTAAATTAATAAGTTCTAATAATTGTGATTTATTTTTAGAATCACCTTTGTTCGTTTGTATTAAATTAATAAGTTCTAATAATTGTGATTTATTTTTAGAACCACAATTGGTAATACCTAGTTCTTTACATTTATTTAATAATTCAGTTTTGTTCATTTTAGTATTATCCATTTCTTCTGTTATTTTGATTATGATATTATTAGTTCCTGTATTATTTATAATCATTTTTTTTTCACTTAATTCAATTATTTTTTTATTCATTTAATTATATTTATAATAATAAATTGTTTTTATATTGTTGCTAAAAGAACGAAGTTGTTTGGCTCCACTTTTTTGAAAAGTAGATAAAGTGGAGATTGTAAAAAAAATTGAAAACGATTTAAACACATAATATTACATTATATATACCAAAAGCTAGAATGAATTCTCAAGAACAATTAGCCGACAAATATCAACAAAAGACCGATAAACAGCACATCTTAGATGCGCCAGATACATATATCGGTGGCGTCGAACAAATTGAATCTGACCTTTGGATCCTTAGTTCTGAAGGTGATCGTATTTGTGAAAAGAATATTCAATATATACCTGCATTATTCAAACTATTCGATGAAGGTATCGTTAATTGTAGAGATCATGCAATCAGAATGGATCAAGCTATTCAAAACGGGGTTCCAAACTCGTTACCAGTTAGCCTAATAGATATTACTATTAAAGAAGATGGTACAATTGTTATGTTTAATAATGGAAATGGTATCGATGTAGCTCAACACCCAGAATATAAACTTTGGATCCCTGAAATGATATTCGCTCATCTCAGAACCTCTACTAATTATGATAAAACGGAAAAGAAAATAGTTGGTGGAAAAAATGGATTAGGTTTTAAACTTGTTTTAATATGGTCTGTTTATGGTTCTATCGAAACAGTAGATCATGTTCGTGGTCTCAAATATACTCAAGAATTTAGAAACAATCTCGATATTATTGAAAAACCAGTCATTACAAAATGCAGCGGGAAAAAACCATATACAAAAATTGAATTCAAACCTGATTACGCTAGACTTGGTATCTCTGGCTTAACAGAAGATATGCGTTCTTTATTGAAGAAGCGGGTTTATGATGTCGCAGCAATTACAGATAAAGCATTAAAAGTAACTTGTAATGGGTTGACCGTTCCTGTGAAGAATTTCCAACAATACGTAGATTTATATATTGGATCAAAGGATGACACCAAGAGATGTTATGAGGATAATGGCGAGAGATGGGAATATGTTGTTGGATTATCTCCTAGTCACGAATTCACTCAAGTCAGTTTTGTAAATGGGATCCACACATCAAAGGGTGGAAAACATATTGAGTATATTTTGGGACAAATCACTAGAAAACTGGTTGCTTTTATTGAAAAGAAAAAGAAGGTTGTAGTTAATGCTAATAGCATCAAAGAACAATTGATTTTGTTTTTGAGATGCGACATAGAAAATCCTGCCTTCGATAGCCAGACAAAAGATTTTATGAATACACCTTCTGCGAAATTCGGTTCATCCTGTGTCGTTAGTGATAAATTTATTGAGAAATTGGCGAAAATGGGTATTATGGATGCCGCTTGTGCTCTAACCGAAGTCAAGGAAAATAAAGCTGCTAAAAAGAGCGACGGGACAAAAGTTAAAAGTATTCGTGGTATTCCAAAGCTTATAGATGCTAATTTTGCCGGAACAGAACGTTCTTCTGAATGTATTATTATCTTTTGCGAAGGAGATTCAGCAAAATCAGGTATTGTTTCTGGACTTTCATCTGACGATAGAAATACGATTGGTGTTTATCCTATGAAAGGTAAGATTCTGAATGTTAGAGGCGAACTACAGAAGAAAATATCCGAAAATAAAGAAATTACAGAGATTAAAAAAATACTTGGTCTTGAAACTGGAAAAGAATATAATAATGTAAATGATTTGAGATATGGTCGTGTTTTGTTTATGGTTGATCAAGATTTAGATGGGTCTCATATCAAAGGATTATGTATTAATTTATTCTTATGTGAATGGTCTTCATTATGTAAAATACCAGGGTTTATTGGATTTATGAATACCCCGATACTTAAAGCTCATAAAGGTTCAAAAGAATTAATATTTTATAATGAAGGTGAATATCAAAAATGGAAATCTGAAAATGAAAGATCTGGTTGGAAAATCAAATATTATAAAGGACTTGGAACTTCAACAAGTAAAGAATTTAAAGAATATTTTGAAAAGAAAAAATTGATTGGGTTTGAATATACTGGAGAGACGAGTAATACTACGATTGATATGGTATTCAATAAAAAAAGAGCGGATGATAGAAAAGATTGGTTAGAAACTTATGACCGAGACTCTTATTTGGATACTAGTAAAGAATTAGTTCCATATGAAGAATTTATTGATAAAGAATTAATTCATTTCTCCAAGTATGACTGTGATAGATCAATTCCTAACTTGATGGATGGGTTGAAAATCAGTTTGAGAAAAATATTGTTTGCCGCATTCAAAAAGAATTTAACAAGCGAAATTAAGGTCGGACAATTTAGCGGTTATGTCTCCGAGCAATCCGCATATCACCACGGTGAAGCATCTCTTAACGGTGCTATTGTTGGGATGGCTCAAAATTATGTAGGTTCTAATAATATTAATTTATTGTTACCTAATGGGCAGTTCGGATCTAGAATGTTAAATGGAAAAGATTCTGCTAGTGAAAGATATATATTTACTCAATTGAATAAAATTACACGATGTATATTTCCTGAAGCTGATGATAAGATCCTCAATTATTTAAATGATGATGGAACCCCTGTTGAACCTCTATGGTATTGTCCTATTATTCCGATGGTACTAGTGAATGGTGCGCTTGGTATAGGCACTGGATTCTCAACCGAAATTCTACCATATAACCCGTTAGAAATAATTCAATATTTGAAAGAATCACTCGAGACACCAGATTTAAAGAAAACCGGTGAAGTATTTGTACCATATTACGAAGGATTTACTGGTACAGTTACAAAATTAACTGATAGTAAGTTTCTCATCAAAGGAAAATATGAGAAATCCGGAGTTGATAAAATTCATATTACCGAATTGCCAATAGGTCTTTGTAATAATACTTTCAAAGAATTATTAGAAGAATTGACAGATACACAGACAGACAAAGCTGGAAAGAAAATTCCGCCAGTTGTAAAAGATTATAATGATATGTCAAGTGATACTATAATTGATTTTACAATTATACTTCAAAAAGGAAAGGTTGAAGAATTGGAAGCCGTTCAATTAGAAAACGGGTGTAACGGATTAGAAAAATTACTTAAATTATTTACATCGGTCTCTACAACAAATATGCACTTGTTTGATGCTAAAGATAAATTGAAAAAGTATTCTCGGGTTGATGAAATTATTGATGATTATTCTGAAACTAGACTTATGATGTACCAAACAAGGAAAGATTATTTGGTTGATGCTATTGAAAAAGAATTGGTGTTGTTATCAAATAAAGCTAGATTTGTGAAAGAAAATTTAGACGAGACAATTGATTTGAGAAGAAAAAAGAAACTAGAAGTGATTGCGATGTTATCAGAAAAAGGATATGATGTTATTGAAGGAGATGAAGAGTATAAATATTTGGTTAAAATGCCGATGGATTCTGTAACCGACGAAGTGTTTGAAAAATTAATAAATGAATATGGTAATAAAAATGCGGAATTAGAAATCATTAAATCGCAAACATCGCAAATGATGTGGCTACAAGAATTGGAATTTTTAAAGGTTGAATATTTGAAATACAAGGAACATAGATCTAGAGGATCGGTTCATAAAACAAAATCTAGTTCGACTACACTCGTTAAAAAGGTAGTTAAAAAAGTGGTTAAAAATACTAGTGCTAAATCAGATAGTTAAATCATAAATCATAAATTATAATATCATAATATCATAAAATAAATACGCAACGGTTTAAATTAAAACACATATTTACATCTTTTTCTCTCCCTGAATTATACTCTAAAGAATTATTTCACAATAAAATATTATTTTATAAATAATATTCTCAACCATTTAGTCTTTCAATAGAGAGAAAGTATAATATAAGTATTTGAATTTATACCAGAAGAAGATTTATACCAGAAGAAGATTTATACCAGAAGAAGATTTAAAACCACGGCTTAAGCACTAACTCTTTGTCATTATTTTTAGTTAAAACTGGGTGAGCTATTGGTGTGTACATAGTAGATGCGTCTTCAATATATTTTCGATATCCTTGACATTCTCCGTATATTTGTGGGATACAATAATCAAATACAATCTTATTCAAAGCTTCAACCTGTTCTTTAATATTATTTGGTTGATTTATTGAATTTTGTAAATAAATTGATCTCATTATAATACTTAACGTGTCGAGATCTTGATTAGCAATAATAAATCTTCCATTTGATCTCTTATGAATACCTGCTCGAATTCCATTTTGAATAATATCAACATTATGAGCTGAAAAAAATATCTTTGAAATCGTATTTTCATCCCAAATACCAACTGTAGGATCTCTAATTGTGGCGACTTGTTTGGCAGGTATTTTATCATAAAATTGAAACTGATCTTCTACTCTTGGATATTCGATGTCTACTCTTCCGTTTGAAATTTTTCTTCCATTAGTTAATTCCATTTAATATATTATACTAAATTTAATTAATTTATTTAATTAATATATTAATGGCAATATTTCAAAAAAGTGTGTTTATGATTGTAAGTATTATTTTTGTAATAACTATTATAGTAATTATTGTGGCATTAAGAAATTCCTCGTCAAAAACTACATGGCCTCCTATATTGGGAGATTGTCCAGATTTTTGGACTGATTTATCTGGTAATGGCGGTAGATGTGTTAATGTTAAAGATCTTGGAACGTGTAATAGCAATTTAGGTCTATCTGGACACGCAGAAATGGATTTTAGTGTTAGTCCTTATATAGGCTCAACCGGTTTATGTGCAAAATTTAATTGGGCAAATAACTGTGGGCTAGTATGGGATGGAATTAATTCTGGAAATGGAACTGATCCGTGTACTACCACTACATCATAACTCAACTCAACCTTTAAAAAAGGTTGATCCAAACAACTTCGTTCTTTTGCAGTTGCTAAATTCAAATACTTATTCTTTGGTCTTCTCTCCGTGAATCTAATTGAAGAGTATAAAATTATCAAGAAAATATTATTCGTAAATATTATTTTCTTGGAAAATAGAGTCTTGGATTAGATTCACGGAGAGAAAGGTTCAACCATCTGAGTAGTCGGCTCCTCCCTTTCTATGTTTCGCTATTCCGTGAATATTTGAAGAGTATAAAATTATCAAGAAAATATTATTCTCAAACATTTTAGAGTCTTCAAAAGAATTCACGGAGAGAATACCAAAGAATAAGTATTTGAATTTAGCAACTGCAAAAGAACGAAGTTGTTTGGCTCCACTTTTTTGAAAAGTGGAAGAGTTGAAATTGATATAAAGTTATCTCATTATTAAATAACAATATAAATGAACGATTTGGATATTAATAAATTATTGAATAGAGAAGAAGAAGCATTAAAAATAAAAGAAATATTAACTAACTTTGAATTAAATAAAAATGACCTAAGTATTAAAAAAGGGATATATTTATACGGTGAATCAGGAGTTGGAAAAACCAGATTTATTTTAAACATTTTAAAGGAAATGGATTATGATGTAATTAAATATGATGGAGGTGATGTAAGAAATAAAAATGTCGTTGAAACGATAACAAAACATAATATGGCGGATAAGAATATTTTAAGTATTTTTAATAAAAAAATAAAGAAGATTGTAATTGTTATGGACGAGATCGATGCTATGAATAGTGGTGACAAAGGTGGTCTCAATACACTAATTAAATTAATTCGTCCAAAGAAAACAAAAAAACAGAAGCTAGAAGAATTAACAATCAATCCTATTATTTGTATAGGTAATTATCATATTGATAAAAAAATAAAGGAATTGATGAAGGTTTGTAATGTCGTTGAATTAAAAATTCCATCAGTTACACAAATGACTTCACTTGTTAAATCAGTAATGCCTAATTTAACCGAAACGATAAATCAAACAGTAATCCAATATGTTCAACACGATTTAAAGAAATTGAATACTATTCTTGAAATTTACAAGAATAAACCAGATATTTTAACCCCGGATTTATTTAAAAATATATTCCAGTTAAAGTCATATAACGATGATACGAAGAAAATAACTCAGAAATTAATAAATAATAAGTATCCAATTGAAAGTCATCTTACGATAATGAATGAAACAGATAGAACTATTGTAGGGCTATTATGGCACGAAAATATCATCGATGTTTTAGCAAAAATGAAAAAGGAAATAAGTATTCCATTTTATTTAAAAGCATTAGAAAATATGTGCTATGCTGATTATATTGACCGTGTAACATTTCAAAAACAAATATGGCAATTTAACGAGATGTCAAGTCTTATTAAAACCTTTAAGAATAATAAATTATATCACGAAACTTTCAAGAAAAAACCGAAATTTAATCCTGTTGAAATAAGATTTACTAAGGTATTAACAAAATATTCAACAGAATATAATAATTCTCTTTTTATTCAAAATTTATGTCAGCAATTAGGTATGGATCAAAAAGATTTATTTTCGTTTTTTCTCAACTTGAAAAATAATTATAGTAGTGATAATGAAATTTTTGCATTATTTGAAAATTATGATATTACCAAACTAGATATTAATAGGATTTATCGTTATCTTGAAAATTATATCAAGGAAACGGTAAGTGAAGAGGAAGATGAAGAGGAAGTATCTGATGAAGAAAAAGAATATGAAAAGAATCATGACGAATAAGATTATTGTGATTAATGAACAATAACAGTACGTCTTTGTTCTTGTTCATATTCTAGAAGTTGATTGTTAATACGTCTAGTATTAAATTTTTCTTGCCATTTCTCTTTGATGTCTGGATTTAATACTGAAAAAAAATGATTTTCGCATTCTTTAGGATTTTCGAAAAATAAAATAGATGAACTATTTACATTTTCTCCTGTGGCGACATTCACCTTAAAATATAAATCTTCATCAAAAGATCCAACCTTATGACGATAATCTTTAATCCCGGATACAGCATTACGAATATATGATCCTTGAAAACCTGAACGAAAACACCCCACCTTTTTAATAGCACCTGAAAGAGTTCGTCTTTTTAATTCAACAAAATCGTTATCTTGACGATTAAATTCTAGTTGTGTTTTTCTGAAATTAGTATCCATATCATTATCTTCAGTCCATTCAGAATAATTTTTACTATACGACATCGTAATATGCTATATTATAATATAGTATATTATATACTCTTTAAATAGTTATTTAACATAATTTATTTAATAACTATTTATTTAATATAATTTATATTTCATCCTTTTTAAGTTGAATTTTTGTATTTATTATTTCTTTAAGTTTATTTTCTAAATATTCTACTTTTTGTTTTAGTTCAACATTTTGAGTATTTAATAACTGATTAATATTAACTTGTTCCATAATTTGTCTAACTAATTGAGGAGGAATATTTTGAAATTGCTGTTGTTGTTGCTGTTGCATCTGTTGTAACTGTTGCATCTGCTGTTCTTTCATAATATTTTCTCTTTGTATTTTCATTTCTTGAATCTGTTTTAAAACTTCTGGTTTATTTTTAATATGTCCGGGCTCATAATTTTTCAATAGATCGTCTATATCTTCCATAAAAAACTTTTTTATTTCTGGATCTTTTATAAAGTCGTCTACTGTTTTGTCAGATATATTAACAAACTGATTAGGTGCTTGTTCCAATAATGCTTTTTTATCAAATGAATTATGATCGTGTGAAAATACTAAAATAGTCTTCATGGGATCCATTTGCACTAACGGAGTTGTAAAATTCTTTAAAAAATGTCTCTCTTCAGCTAAAGCTGCTCCATCTTCATAGTTTGATTTTTGTAAATATTCGCGACGAAAAGCAAATGTTGCTGCCGTAGAATGATTTGGTCCATATGGTCCAAATTTATACATCTTATTTATATGCTTGAAATATATAAACATTTCGCTTGATCCTGCCACCATCACACCTGGATTATTTTTTAAATTTTCAACACAGTGTGCAATACGTTCGGGTGGATAATAATCATCATCGTCCATATAAATAATTATTTCTCCTTTGGATTTTTCATGCATTATATTTCGTTTTTTACCTAAATTCATTTTTTCTTCATATCTGAAATATTTTACTTGCGGAATATCCTTTACCAGATCTTCTATACTATCTGTTCCATCATCAATTATTATCCATTCCATTCTATTTTTTGGATATGTTTGATGATTAAAACATTTTTTTATCATAGAAAAAAACGGTCTTCTATTAAAAGTTGGAGTACAAATACTCACAAATGGAAATTTTTTAACACTTTTTTTCGATGCCATATAGATTATTAACATTATTTAATACTTATTTAAACTCTATTATTTTTCTAATTTTTTTATATTTTAAATCATTCATAAACTATCTTCTTAAGGACCGCCTCCAGCACCACTTTTCTTTTTCTCTTCATCTTCGCTTTTCTCTTCACCTTCATCTTCACTTTTCTTTTCATCTTCACCTTTCTCTCCAACTTCTTCATCTTCACCTTTCTCTCCAACTTCTTCATCTTCACCTTTCTCTCCAACTTCTTCATCTTCACCTTTCTCTCCAACTTCTTCTATTTTCTCTTGATCTTTCTCTCCAACTTCTTCATCTTCACCTTTTTGAGATTTTAAAAAATCTAATAGTCTTCCAAAAAATCCTGGTTGTTTGGTATGATTATTAATTTCAGCACAACGATCTTTTTTAGGTAACGATACATCTTTAATAAACTTATTATTATATATACCTGACGCAGGAGTTAAATTATCATCGTTGTCAATAAGAGGATCATCAGATGTATTTGGTTTATAACTTTTATAAATATCTGGAAAAAATATATATATTATTATACAACCAACAATTGCTAAAAGACCTCCGTATGCACCCAAACTTAAAAATGAATCAATTAATACATAATAAGAAACAATAAACATAATAATTCGTTTTTTATATTTTAGTATATGTTCTAATACAGTATAATATGTATATTCTTCATCTTTATCATACTCGTGTGGTCTCTCCATAGATACATTTGTAGCCGCTCGTATAGCATTTTCATCGTCTTTATCCATAAGTTCTATATCTTTATTTAAAGGTTTATCTACATTTGTATCTTGATATAATCTTTCATAATCACCTCTACTAATTTCTTGAGCTTTCATAAATAATGGCAACAATAATGCACTCAAATTAGCTCTTATTAAAAAAAACAAAATAATAAATAAACTTCCAAACATAGAAGCAAATAAAACAATTAAAATAACCATAATGGTTATAAACCAATTATCTCCAAACCCACCATTACCTTCAGGTGGGGTATCATTCCAATTCACAATAGACTTTTGATTTTTATTATCCTGATATTCAGAGTTGTTTCCACTATCCAATGATTCAGAACCTGTTACTGATCCATCTCCTGATTCCGATCCTCCTGATCCTCCGACTAATGCTATTGATGGTGTATCACTCATAGTCCCAATTTTAATTATAACACATTCCTTTTGAGAAAATAATTTTGGTATATATAAATAATATAAAAGCACACCATAAAACCCCACTATAATATTAATAAAAAATAATACATATAATATAATATAAGGACCCCCAAATACTATTAAGGTTTCTATAACACTTCCATTCAAAAAACCATAGAATCCAAATAATATTTGAATATATGTGGATGTCATTTGTTGCCATATCGATCCAAAATAATATGTATACGCGTTACTATCCAAACTTTCTATCCAATTTCTACTAGAACCTATTCCAATAATAAATGAATTATCGATCAATTCTTTATTATAAGTATAAGGAAAATATATTTTGTTACTCCATGTTTCATCAGTTTCTTTTACATAATTTATATTTATTACTGGTTCTATTCCTAGTGTTGCTTTTGGATTATTACTTGAATATGGCATTATTTCCACATCCATAGGCATTAACCCTGTTAGAGATATTTTTGAACAATATAACATATATCCACCCACAAAAATATAAATTATTATCCATACTATCTGCTGAAATAAAGCACTAAAAAAAACATTTGTTGGATTAGTTTCCGTTTCCGTTTTTGTTGTATTATCTGATGTATCTGTTCCAGAATAATTTGCGTCTGACATATTAAAATAACTATAGAAAAAATTACGCTTTATTTACTAAACCAAATTCTTTATTTCTTTCCAAATATTATAATGAAATATTACATTATTGTTAGTATTATTGTTATATTAGCATTATTATTTTATACATTTATGCAAAATAATATTGAATCATTTTCTAATTATTTAAATACAAATAAATCTTATACAGTCAATTTACCTATTAATACAACTACATCTTGTCAAAATTTTTGTAATCCAAGAAATATTTGTTCTATCAGCGGAGGTCAATGCTCTACCGATATTGATTGTTATGGATGTCAAGATATGGGAAATGTATATTCGGTTGACGGTGGATCAGATGTTCCTGGAAATAATGAAAATGGAAAATTAACTAACGGATTTACTCCTACGTATTCAGTTCTAACATCTGATATAGGAACTAATGCTAAACTAGTTAATTCAAAAAACACTCCTGTTGATATGTATTTAGGTCATAATATTTGGTCTGAAAGTGCTAATATGGGTATGGAATTATATGATAAACGTTATAATCCATCAATTGATACATTACCATTTCTTCCTAGCTATCCAGAATCTGTATCATTAACAGGAGAATTCAAAGAAAATTTTCCTCCTGCCGCTAACTCTCAACCTTTATAATAAAATGTAAAAGGTTGATCCAAACAACTTCGTTCTTTTTTAATTACTATATTCAATTACTTATTCTCGAGTCTTTCTCTCCGTGAATTATTTCAAGACCCCAATTCCCGAAGAAAATATTATTTATAAATAATATTCTCAACCATTTTAACTCTTCAAAAGAATTTGTGGAATAGTAAAGCGTTGAAGCCCTAATAATAAGTAATTGAATATAGCAATTAGAAAAGAACGAAGTTGTTTGGACCAACCTTTTACATTTATTATTAAAGGTTGAGTTTGGATCAACATTTTTTAAAGGTTGAGTTTATTATTGATGAAATTAAATATTTATAATAATGGTTCTAACCCAATTTTGTATATTATAGGATTATATTCTATATTAAGTTTAAGTTATAAATATTATTTATATCATAAAGAAGCAAATAATAAACTAAAAGATACAATTAACTGTCACACAGAAGAAATCAAAACAATTGGTAAAATTACACAACAATTTTATTCAACTGTTATAAAAATAAAGAGAGATCAAAATACCATTCTTAAAAATTTAAACTATAACTTTCGAGGATGTGATGAAGCCGATGATGTAGACGATTATGGATTTAAAAAACATTATAGTATAACAGATACAAAAATACATTCAGATATTCGTGATATTGTTAATAATATGATTGATGATATTTGCGACGACCACAAAGACGAACCCGTAGTAAAAAATAATGAGTCGTCCATAACAGATGAACAAATATATGAATATATTTCTAATTTAGATACAATTAATATTGTCGATGGACAAAATAAACACATCGATAAAAATAAAATGTATAATTTTATATCGTATATTTTTAAGATAACGTAAAATTCAATTATAAATGATTATTAACTGTTGAAATTATTAACAATTGATGTAAACATTTCTTTAATAAAATCAGTTAATAAATAACTATTTTTATAAGTATCTAAATCTTGATCTGTAAAATATTTAATAAAAACATTATTACAAGCCTCTTTGTATTCAATTGAAATATTATTTATAGGTAATAATTCTATATTAGTATATTCTGAAAAATAATTGGTATCTTTATTTGTAATAATTATTTTATTTTCTTTAATTTTTATATTAAAATTAACATATTTTTGCAATTCATCTAATTTTTTAAATAAATGTTTAAAAATTATTTTTATCTTAATATTATGATTATCAATTATTTCATAATCATAATCTAATATAATATTATCATTATTTTTATTAATTTTTTTTATATATACATCTATTATATTAGCATCCTTTATTATACATATATCATTAATTTTTTTATACAAATCGGGTGTTAGTATATATTTAATATTATGTTCCTTTTTATTTAATGTTGTAAATTCCATAAATATATTTATATTTATATTTATTTATACAAATTATAACTTAAATGTAATTCCTAAATTTTTAAATTAAACATATTCATTAAATCATTTATGAAGTTATCACCCATATTTTTTTTTGTATTAAATAATTTTTTTAATAATTTATCATCAACCATATTATTTTTTGTATTAAATATTTTTTTTATGAAGTTATTATCAATCATATTATGTTTTGTATTGAATATATTTTTTATGAATTTTTCATATTCGACTATATATTTAATTATGCGTTTATATTTAATTAATAATTTTTTATTTTTAGATGATATTTTGTTTAAAAATTCATACACATCAGTATCTTTATTTTTTATTTTACATTTGTTATGAGATGTATTATGATTGGTTGAATTACAAGATTCCACTTCGTCTGTTGGTTTACAAGATTCGGTATCATCTGATAACTTAGAAGAAGAATCGTGTGATTCAGAACGTTCTTTATTACAACTATCTTTATCTTTATTACAACTATTTTTATCTTTATTTTTATTTTTATCTTTATTTTTATTTTTATTTTTTTTACAATTAATATATTTTGATTTATTCTTAGATAATCCAAAATAATCAGATGAACTAGAAGAATCAGAAGTATCGGATGTATCGGAAGTATCAGAATTATCAGAAGATTCGTCCTGTATTTTATGGTTAATGTTTCTATTGTTAATAATAGAATCTTTATTTAGTTTACATTTACGATATCTTAGTTTATTCTTAGATGACAATACAGAAGAATCCGATGAATCAGAATCTGATTCATCGGAAGAATCGGAAGAATCAGATGAACTTACTTTTTTATTTTTATACTTTTTTTTTGTTTTCTTACACATATCATTATGTCCGGTATGTCCGGTATGTCCTGTATGACCGGTATGTCCAGTATGTCCAGTATGTCCAGTATGTCCAGTATGTCCGGTATGTCCAGTATGTCCAGTACAACCTGTGTGTCCAGTATGTCCCATATATTCTAAAAAGTTAGTTATATATGCGTCATGATCCGAATGGTTGTGACCTGAATGGTTGTGACCTGAATGGTTGTGACCTGAATGATCGTGGTCTGAATGATCGTGGTCTGAATATCCTGTACATCCTATTGAACCTGTGCTTCCTGTTAATCCTGTGCATCCTGTTAATCCTGTGCATCCTGTTAATCCTGTGCATCCTGTTAATCCTGTTAATCCTGTTAATCCTGTGTCTCCTGTTAATCCTGTGCATCCTGTGTCTCCTATTAATCCTGTGCATCCCGTGCATCCTGTGTCTCCTGTTAATCCTGTGCATCCTGTGCATCCAGTACAACCCGTATCTCCAGTACAACATATATATCCAGTACAACCCGTATATCCAGTACATCCAGTATATCCAGTACATCCCGTATCTCCTGTACATCCCGTATCTCCAGTACAACATATTAATCCATTATTTTGATATATAATTGAAGAATTACAATCATTCATTATATAATTAAAATATATAAATTTATACTAATTAAAACTAATATTTCTAAATATAACATTATGACCTAAACCTACACAATCTGTAAAAATATTAGTATATAATAAAAAATTTACAAATAATATAATTTTGTTAGCATATTATGGAATGTTAAAGTTATATATCTGAATATAATATTTAGGATAAATATAGTTAAATGTAATATAATATAATATAACATAACTTATAATGTTTATATTTGATAAAATGAAAAATTTATATGACGAATTTATAATATTATTATTAAATAAATGTATAAATCATAATATATTATTTATAAAAATTTTCCAATCGTTATCATCAAATACTTATTTTTCAAATAAAATAAGTAATTTATTTAAAAAATGTACAAACAATACAAATATTAATATGGATGATATAAATAATAATATATTATCAAATATATTAAATAAATATAATATTAAATTATCAAGTACAATTCCTATAAATTCTGGTATGATTTCAATTGTATATAAAGGAATACAAATAAATACTGGTAAAGATATAATTGTAAAAATTAAAAAACATAATATTGAAAATAAAATAAAATACGGTTTTAATGAAATTGTTTATTTATATAATTTATTTGATGTAATATTATATCCTTTTCCAGGTTATCATAAATTATTAAGCTGTATTAAAAGTTTAAAAACTTCAAATAAATATCTTGAGAATCAAGTTAATTTTGAAAATGAAATTAATGTGATTAAAAAAACATATAATGAAATAAATAAATTATCATCAAATATTATTATACCCGAAGTATTAAATCAAGAAGATGATTTGATTAATCCTGGATTTATTGTTATGACATATTTAGATGGAAAATCTTGTTATGAAATAAACGAAAATGAAAAAATAAACTATGCTAAAATTTTATTAGAATATTGTATACCTCAAATATGTTTTATGACCTATGTTCATTCAGATTTACATCCAGGTAATATAATATATATGAAATCTGATACTAATGAATTAAAAGTAGGTATAATTGATTTTGGTATGTATATCGAACAAACAGATCATACAAAAAAATCTTTATATAAAATTTGTAAAATTATGTATTCTTCCGACGATATAAATAAAATAGAATTTATAAATATATGCAACGATATTATTTTTCATCATAAATTAAATATAAATGAATATACTGACGACATATTAGATAAAATTTACGATATGTATTTTAATTTATTTTTTACCATAAAAAGTGGTAAAATAGATGAAAAATATTTTCACGAATTAATAAATAAATATAACACAATTGTTAATAAAACTTGTACTATAAAAGATAATATGATACAAATATTATTATCGTTCACAATGATACATTCATCTATTGGATTTTTATTAAATTTTGACGAATTATTATTACAACAATATTCAAAAGAAGTAATATATAATATAATGAATTAAATTGACGATTTTAATTCATCATAGGTATGAAAATATAATTATTATATTATTATATTATAATTATTTATTAATTATAATATTTATTAATATTACAATGGATTATTTTATTACAAATATAAGGGAAAAAAAATTTAATATAATTGAAGAACCTTGTAGTTTATTTAGAGATATACTGTTTAAAAATAATTTTAATGATATGTTTACAGATGATGATGGTGATATGAATATATATTCAAAAAATATAAATGTTTTATCTGTATTTGATTGTCATACTAACTACAAATGTTATATAAAGAAATTAAGACATAAAATTAAAAAAATATATCCAACAGATTATAATATAAATATTTTTATTATTTGTCATAAAAATACCGATGTTAATATTATTAAAGTTTCAAAAATACTTAAAAAATATGATTATGAATGTACTTTTTTAATATATAAAAATTGGGATGAATTATTAACTAAATTGACTAATCATAATTTTTCCAAATGTTTTTTATCTGAATCACAGACAAATAAATATAATAATGTTTTTTTAACTTTACCTAAAAGTGTACAATCAATATTTACAAAAATAAAATTACTTAAGAAACTAACACTAATATCCAATGGTAGAAATATTTCAAAACCTTCTGTTTTTGATGATTTCTCAATTATGTATTCCATATTACAAAATGAGTCATCTTCTACAAGCGATCTAAATAATATAAATAATGACCCATTACAAACTAATGCGGTTTTATCAATATCGTCGGAAATGATATTATATATTTATTTATTGTCGTTAATTTAATTTGTTATAAAAGTATATTTTATAACAAATAAAGTTTAATAAATAATATTTAAAACTACATATTATTTATTATGGATTTTAATATAGATGCTTATACAATCGACGAATTATTAATTATATATAATATTAATGAAACTTATACTATAAATGATATTTTAAATATAAATTTAAAATCAATAATACAGCTAGATAATTATCAAGAGCCTGAATTGATTAATAATGTTTTGTTATTTTTTGAAAAATCCAAACTTAAAATTATACAATATTTAACTAATACAAAAAAAAATAAAATAATAGATCAGTCTATAGAAAATAGTATAGAAAATAGTATAGACAAGGGTATAGAAAATAAAAACCCTATTAATTGTTTTAATACAAATGTAGCAGTTGGTTCATTAAATAAATTAAGAGTAAGGAGTAAAAACATTTATATGTCATTTAATACTATATTTCGTAATATAAATAATACAGAAACCATTACAAATTGTTCGTTTAATTTATTATATACTTTAAAAAATGTAACTTCGATAAAATTAGAGTCAATAAATATTCCTGATATATATTTATTAAATGATAATAATAATTGTTTTTTTATAAAAGAATCAAATACAAATGTATCAAATTTTATAAAAATACCGATTGGAAATTATAATTCACAAGAATTATCATCAATAATTCAAAATAAAATTAATTTAATTTTAAATACGACTAACTTTAAAGTAAATATAGATCCAAATAATAATAGAACTTATATAAGTAATAATATAAATAAATTTAATATTTATTTTATAACATCGGAAACAAAAAATAAGGTTATTTATAAAAATTTAGGATGGATATTGGGGTTTAGAAATATAGAATATATAAATTGTAATGAAATCACGTCAGAAGGGGTGTTTTACAACAACAATAATTATTTATATTTTACATTAAAAGATAATTATATAAATAATTCATCTGAATTTATTTCAGTTGATAATAATAGTTATAATAATGGAAATATTTTAGCAAAAATAGACTATAACTCGAATTGTATTGAAAATAATATAACTAGTATAAAGAGAGAATACTTTGGACCCATAGATATTAAAAAAATAGAAGTTAAATTATTGGATAAATATAATGATTTAATAGATTTAAATATGATGGACTATTCATTTATAATAAATTTTGAATTGATTTATGATATTTAATCTGACTACTTGTTATGGATACAAATATTATGGTTACTAAATAATCCCGTATATTTAATATCTATAATATTTGTATTTATGTAAATTAAATGAGATCCTGTACACCCGGTTACTCCTGTTGATCCAGTTACTCCTGTTGATCCAGTTACTCCTGTTGATCCAGTTACTCCTGTTGATCCAGTTATTCCGGTTATTCCTGTTGATCCTGTACACCCGGTTATTCCTGTTGATCCTGTACACCCGGTTATTCCTGTTGATCCAGTTATTCCTGTTGATCCAGTTACTCCTGTTGATCCAGTTACTCCTGTTGATCCTGTTGATCCTGTTGATCCTGTACACCCGGTTATTCCTGTTGATCCTGTACACCCGGTTATTCCTGTTGATCCTGTACACCCGGTTATTCCTGTTGATCCTGTACACCCGGTTATTCCTGTTGATCCAGTTATTCCGGTTATTCCGGTTGATCCAGTTACTCCAGTTACTCCAGTTACTCCAGTTACTCCAGTTACTCCAGTTACTCCAGTTACTCCAGTTACTCCAGTTACTCCAGTTACTCCAGTTACTC